AGCGGCCCACGTTTCTAACTGTTTGCGCTGGCCTTCGCTCAGCTCCACTTTCGCCGCGATTCTCATGGGTTCTCCCTCATTCCATACATAGGAGACTCGCAAATCGCGATTAAGTTGCATTATTTATAGCGCACTACACTAGCGGTGCTAGCTATCACGGCATTGGTCATCGTCTTCTTCGACCTCGGTATAAGCGCAATGGGAGAACGCTTCTGGGCTTCCATTGTCGCTTCATTGCTACTGGCTACGGCAGCCGTGGTGATCGGAACTTGTACGCCGTTGTCCCGGGGCTGCTCTTCGGCGCTGCCGTCCTGGTCTGGCTAGCAGCAGCGCAAGGCCTACTGGATGATGAGGCTTCCGCCAAAAAGACGCGCCAGGACCCACAGGACTTCACCGAATCCCACGCTCCTCGGCCTGCGCATCGGCCGACTTATACGGCTCGCCGAGCGAGCAAGACCTTTGACGACCTCTTGGGCATGAGCAAGCTGAAGGTCGAACTCCTGTCGATCGCACGAGAGATTTGTCATGCGCAGCCCGGACAGCGAAGTTCCATGAACGGCATTCTGCTACATGGCGAGCCTGGCACCGGCAAGACGCTGATCGCGGAAGCGTTGGCTGGCCAGATGGGATTGCCCTTCCTGCCTGTCACGATCGGCGACGTCGCCAGCCGCTGGGTCAATGAAACGACGGAGCAACTACAGCAGGTCTTTACCTCCGCCATCGCGCAAGCCCCTTGCGTCCTATTTTTCGACGAGATCGATTCCTGCCTGATCGAGCGGAGTTCTGTTGTAAACGGGGATAGCGAATCGACCCGGATCACCAATGCCTTGCTCCAATCTCGTCGATGTTCGGGGCAAAGGCGTGATCGTGCTCGCCGCCACCAATCATCTGAACAAGCTCGATGGTGCGGGCATTCGCGAAGGGAGGTTCGACTACAAGGTAGAAGTCCGGCCGCCAGACAAGGAAGCCCGCCTTCACATCATGCTGACACGGGTCGCCAGTGCACTCGATCATGCCGAGTTCGACTACGATGCGGCAAAGCCCTCGCGGCGAGATGGGAAGGCTTCAGCGCGGCGCGGCTCATGAGAGTCTGCGAGGAGGTACTCAAGCAGCACGGCGACGTGCCGGACGCCGTCTATAGCTTCGAGGAATGGACCGCCGCGCTGCGCGCGGTCCAAGGCACGCTCGGCGATGCCTTGCCGGAATCGGCAGTTCCGTTATGCGAGCTCATTCATACTCCGAGCGTTTGCGCCTACCTGACAGGGCTGTCCCGCCGGATGGTCAAGTCGGCCCGCATCGAGGCACTTGGCGGATCGGTTCCCACCGGCCTGCTACTCGCCGGCGAGCCCGGTACGGGGAAAAGCAAGGCAGTCCAATCGCTGGCGAAGACCACGGGCTGGGCCCTACTCCGAGCCACAGGCGGCAGCCTGCCTAGTCCGGACGCCATCGACCGATTGCTGCGTCGCGCCAAAGATATCCGCCCGGCCATCGTTTTCTTGGATGAAGCGGATGATTTGCTCGGAAACCGCACCTATGCCGCTGACAGATCGCTGCGAAACCACCTCCTGACTGCGATTGACGGCGCCGGCGGGCAGATCAAGGACATTCTCTGGATCGCTGCGACGAACCATCCGGAGTTACTTGATCCTGCGGCGTTGCGCGGGGGACGATTCACTGACAAGTTGCTATTTCCTAAATTTGACCGTCAGACCATGACGCGCTTTGTGTCTGCGTGGCGAGCGGAATCCTCCGCCAGGTTCGCAACGAATTTGACCGCACAGGCAATCGCCGATCTTATCGGACTTGAATCTGTGGCAAACGCCGCGGCGATCCTCAGAACCGCGGTTGACATAATGATCGATCGCTCCACCGGTGGCGAGGCGGGTACAGTTTACAAAATGGACATCTCGATGGCGCGCGCCAGAATCCTCGAACTTTTGCAGGCGCCGGATGAACAGCTAATTCCCGACCCGCACCCACGCCATTCCCCTAATTTGGAGTTACGCAAATGCATGAATTCCTGGAAGGGGTTTTGAACGGCGCGCGTTCTACGATTCGAGGGTATTTCTTTCCCTTCATCACCCTTTGGAAAATCGTTCTCGCCGCAGCCCATCGACTTCTACGCCGGAAGCGATGAAATTCCGCGAGCATTCCGACAGCCAGTTAGTGATGCACAGGCGCCGGATGGGTTTGACGGCGAGTTGATATTGGTCCGTGGACCAGCAACGCCGCCAATTAGAACACTCTCCGGCCCCGTGTTGTCAGTCGACTCTCACTCTAGGTTCGCGGCTGCCGCGCAGAGTTTCTCTCCTTACATTATCCGCACCACCCGGCCGTGCGTATGGTTCGCAGAGTCTCAACTTAGATTTGCAGTTGCGCTCTTCCGATTGCGCAAGCCGGAGCGTATCGAAAATACGGAAATATGTATTCCTGATACACAACGGTAAAAATACATCACGCGCACTCTTATGATCATCCAGTCCGATGGCTGATGAACCGCAAACAGCATATGTCGATCCAAAATCGGATGATCCCTGCGCCTATTTTTAGGTTGTCGCCAGTTAGCCACGCCCGCAAATTTACAGAATCGAAGTTTGAGCTGCTTCTATCCCGACCGCTATAGTTCGTCGTCGATGGACTGACGGGTATTCGAATCATGATCGCGACTAACCGGGTAGCACCAGCCATCTAGAACGGGAATTGATAGGGGTATAGCCAGGCTCACATTATCCGATTAATGAAGGCCGTCACGGCTTCACTACCAACTTAACCATCAACCCCCTTTTTGAATTGACCTGCATGCACAAGGGTGAAATGACCACCGTTTTTCTTTTGCTGGCACAGTATGGCGCCACCGCCGTCATCCCAATTGACGCCGTGGCTAAGGACTACTTTCCGCACCTGAGCGCCGAGAAGCTGCTCCGCAAGATTGGTCAAGGTGAAATCCGCCTACCTGTTGTCCGCATCGAGGGCTCCAATAAGAGCGCCAATCTGGTGTCGAGGTATCAAGCGCGGCAGGAAGAACAGATTGATCGCCTTCAGTTGACCGCCCTAAATGACTCTGGCCACTGCACCCGTAACGCTTGAAATGAACCGCAGATACTTAACCGCCGAAGAATTGGCCGAGATGATTCAGTGCGCAAAGAACAGCTACGCCTGCATGCGGCGGCACCTGGATCGCCACCGCGTGCCGTTCATCCCCAACCTGCGCGGTTTCCCGCAGGTAGACCGCCGATACTACGAAGCCCGCATGTCTGGTGCGGTGCAGGCCACGCTGGCCGAGCCCGCCGACATGGAGGAACCCGATTTCTCTGCCATCTGATGATGATTGGACGACGCAAACGGCCTGACGGCCTCCCCTTTCGCCTCTACCCCCGCTATGGCAAGTTCAAGACGAGCTTCGGCTACAAGCTGGATGACGGCAAATGGGCCTTTCGCCTGGCCGCCCCAACGAACAATCCGGATGCGGTGGCTGCGGTGCGAAACGAGGCCATTCGGCGCGCCAACGACCTGAACGGCGATGTGGTCCGCGCCGGCACAGTTGAGGCCTTGGTGAAGCGATACTTCGAGTGGCAAGTGGCCTTGCCAGCGGACAGCGAACTACGCAAGGCCGCCGGAACGCTCAAGGAAAACAAGCGCGAGGCGAAGAAGCTGGTAGCGGTCTTCGGCAAGGTTCGACCCGCCGCAATCAAGCCCGTCCACATCTATCGGTATCTGGCTGACCGCGCCAAGAAAGGCGCGCCGGCCAAGGCCAACAAGGAGGTGGCACTACTCTCCGCAGTGCTGGAGTTCGGCCGCCGGCAGGGCGATCTCGAATCAAACCCCTGCCAAGGCATCAAGTACAACCCGACGCGGCCCCACGACCGCGTTGTCACGGATGCTGAAATCCAACTCATGCGAGAGGTGGCGCGCGCCCGCGGCGGCAGCTATCACATCATGGCGCTGTGCGCCTATGTGGCCTACCTGACGGTCAGCCGGCCAGACGAGATGCGCAGCCTGCCGCGTCAGCGCATCACGCCGGAGGGCGTCGAGATCCAGATCGGTAAGCGAAAGCCCGGCCAGGTGCAGCGCTGGAGGCTGGTCCGATGGTCACCCGAGCTGAAGGCCGCCATCGACGAGGCCCTAGCCCTGCAGCACACGCCCGGCATCTACGTCTTCGGCAACACCAGCGGGCAAGTCTACACCCGAAGCGGCTGGACGACGAACTGGTCGCGCCTGACGGGCTACTGCGAGAAGGAAGCGGCCGAGCGCAGCATCCAGTTCAAGCGCTTCACCTTGCGCGACATGCGCCCGAGCGCGGTAACGGATCGGACGGACGAGGGGGATGAGCGGATTGTGGATGCAACCGGGCATGCCGACGGCAGGATGGTGGCGAAGATTTACGACCGTCGCCGCCAGCGAAAGGTGAAGGCGACTCGTTGAGGATCTTCCAATTTTGGAATCCCATCTTCCAAAAAATGATCTCGAGACACCAAAAGCAAAACAGCCACTCGCGTAAGTGGCTGTTTTACAAAGAATTTCTTGGGGTGGCTGATGGGACTCGAACCCACGACGACAGGAATCACAATCCTGGACTCTACCAACTGAGCTACAGCCACCGTAGAGGTCGATCAGCGAAGCGCTGATCGACGAAAACCAAGATTATACAAACAACTTCCCAGTATGGCTAGTATCCCGCACAAATTTTTTCCCCCGCGCTGTCATGACCTCTCTGGACTCCATTTCGCTTCGAGCCGCACGGCCTGCCTGATCGCCTCGACGGTCTCAGCCTCGGTATCGAACTGGCCCAGCAAGCGCCTGGACTTTCCGTTGAGGACGTCTTCCAGCAACGCCCGCGCCGCGGCTGCCGAGGTACCACGATGCCAGCAGTAGCGCGCGGTCCATTTCCCGTCCTGCAGGCGCTCAGCCACCCACACCAGCCGATAATTCTCGAACGCGATGCCGAACGGCTCTTCTTCATCCACGACGGCCCCTAAGCAGCCGGCAACCTCAAAACGCCGAAGGTCTGCATACGGCAGGTATCGTAACACCACGCCCCACGGGCAGCCGCCGCAACCGATGGACGCCTCCCGCCATTCCTGCGGACAAATATGCTGTCCACAGCCCCTACCTACGCAGGGTTCAAGAGCAGGAAGGGCCTTGCGATACTGCCTTCCGAGGGACGTTGACCCCCCTCGACCTTCCCGTCAGGCGGCGCCCGGAAGAGCGCCGCCTGCCCTTTTCTCCGCACTTCCCGGCACTGCTTGCCAGGCGGAGAAAAGAAGTGGGTGGAACCCGTGCATGACACCGATGCTCAAACCTGGGTTGAGCAATCTGGGGAAGCGAAAGTGCAAGCGATGGCATCTCGGTGGATGGCGGCTGCGTTCCTGGTCGCAGCAATTGCAGGATGTGCGGCAAATGGCGTAGGCGACGGGCAGTCCGGCATCACGACTTACGGCACAGTAGACGTAGGCGTTAGCCACACCAGCGGCAAGTGATATTTCCGTTGCGCGACGAGGAACTCTCCCGTCACCTTCCAGTCAAACCCGCTCGATTGGCTCGCCGAGCGCAAAAAAAAGAGCCCGCAACGCGGACTCTTAACTTTAGCGATCTCAAATGCCCTGAAGGCAGCTGCAATGTAACTGTCATCCCGGGCAGGCACCATTCGGGTAAACGGAACCTCCGGAAACGCATCAAAAAAAGAGCCCGCCGAAGCGGGCCTTGAATAATCAGTTGAAGAAAGCCCTGTATTCGAGGGCAGGCGCAGTGTAAGAAAGCGCCTGCCCTCAGCAAATTAGGGGAATCCCTTTCCTGGCGCCGATTTCCGGGCAACACCTCACAACATGTGCGGCAGGCGCTACCCCCATTCACACCCTCACAGCCTGTCGATTCGGATTTAGAGCCCCGGCTCGGATTCGACGCATCACCTCACCAAGGCACCCGGCTTCAGGCGGCGGCCAGCGTTTCCGTCTCGAACGGTCTCAAGTATGAGCGCGCCTCCTCGAACAGGCAGTCGACATCGGCGCGAGTGCGTGCAGACGACATGCGCCTGGCATCCGACAGGACACGGCGCCAGCCTCGGCCGCCTGACACGCCCCGATGCAGCCCCAGCATATGACGCGTCACCGCGCCCATATAACCGCCTCGCTCCACCAGTTCACCAATGTAGCGCTGCATCGCCAGCTCCACTTCCAGCCGCGTCTGCACCGGGACGCTTTCATCGTCATAGAAACGCTGATCCATTTCGGCAAGCACATAGGGCTGGTGATAGGCTTCGCGCCCGATCATCACACCGTCGACGTGCTCCAGATGCCGCGCCATCTCGTCATAGCTGACGATGCCGCCGTTGATCAGAATCTCCAGTTGCGGGAAATCCTGCTTGAGCTGGTAGGCCACCTCATACCGCAGCGGCGGGATCTCGCGGTTTTCCTTGGGGCTGAGCCCCTTCAGGATGGCATTGCGCGCATGGACGATGAATGTCCCGGAACCCGCCTCGGCCACCGTCCCGACAAAGTCGCGCACAAAATCGTAGTGCTCTATCTTGTCGATGCCGATGCGATGCTTGACCGTCACGGGAATGGTCACCGCATCGCGCATGGCCTTGACGCAGTCGGCGACCAGCTGCGGCTCCGCCATCAAGCAGGCCCCGAATGCACCGCGCTGCACACGCTCGGAAGGGCACCCGCAGTTGAGGTTGATCTCGGCATATCCCCACTGCTGCCCCAGGCGGGCAGCCATCGCCAGATCAGCCGGCTCACTGCCACCCAGTTGCAGCGCTACCGGCTGTTCAGCGACGTCGAAGTCCAGGTGACGGGGCACATCTCCATGCAGCAGCGCACCGGTTGTCACCATTTCCGTGTATAGCCACGTGTGGCGGCTGAGCTGGCGGTGGAACATCCGGCAATGGCGATCGGTCCAGTCCATCATCGGGGCTATGGCTACCCGGCGACCCGCATGAAACATAGAAGTCCTTAAGTTTCAAACACTTGCGCAGCTTGATCTTTTCAGATTATGTACTAGCGCACCTTCATTTTTTGCCATTTTTTAGCGGTCTTGCTACCATCGCTGCTACCATCCATTTTGGTAGCAAATCGTGGGCACCATCACCGCGCGCAAACGCCGCAACGGCGTCATGTACACCGCTCAGATCCGCCTGATGCGGGACGGCAAAATTGTACACTCCGAATCCCAAACCTTTGAGAAGAAGTCCTTCGCCAAGCAGTGGCTGCTGGTGCGCGAGACCGAGCTGAATGCACCTGGTGCACTAGCCCAGGAGACCGGCCCGGCGCTGCGGGTCGCCATCGAGAAGTACGTCGAAGAGCATGAAAAGAAAATGGGCCGCACCAAGGCCCAGTGCCTGCGCACCCTCGCCGCCTCGAGCTTGGGGGACCTAAGCTGCGCGAAGGTTGACAGCGTGGCGATCACTACGTGGGCTAAGGCCCTGGACTGCCAGCCATCGACCCGGGAGAACTACCTCAGCCACCTGGCGGCGGTGGCGGCGGTGGCCAAACTGATGTGGGGCTATCCCCTAGACAAGCAGGCCATCGCCGACGCCCGCACCGTCCTGCGGCGCATGGGCATCACCACCCGGTCCCGGGAGCGAGATCGACGGCCCACGCGCGACGAGATAGACGCCCTGATTGAGCATTTCAAATGCAGTTGGGACCGTGGGGATATGCGCATACCGATGGCCGACATCGTCCTGTTCGCCATCTTCTCGGCGCGGCGGCAGGAAGAGATAGCGCGAATATGTTGGGCCGATGTGGACCACGACCGGGTACTGGTCCGGGATATGAAGCACCCGGGCCAAAAAATCGGCAACGATGTGATATGCGACTTGCCCCCGGAGGCCGTGGCGGTCCTTAGCCGCCAGCCGCGCGTGGCGGAGCGCGTCTTCCCATTCAACCACCGATCCATCTCCGCGGCGTTCACTCGCGGCTGCCAGTTCCTGCAGATCGACGATCTGCACTTCCACGACCTGCGTCACGAGGGGGCCTCCCGGTTGTTTGAGATGGGGTGGACCATACCACACGTGGCGGCGGTGACCGGCCACCGTAGCTGGAACAGTCTGAAGCGGTACGCCCACCTGCGCCACTCGGGCGACAGGTGGGTGGACTGGAAGTGGAACCCGATTACTCCGCCCCTTCCGCTTCCAGCATCCGATTGACCGCACCGCGGGTGCGGTTGGTGGTCTCCACCCCGTCCCGCTGGAACATCTCGCGCTTCTGCTTCTGGAACGGCGCCTTGTACAGCTCGCTGATCGGCGTCACCTGGCTAAAGTCCGCGTCGCGCTGCTCGGCCTGCAGGTCGGCCCAGCGGCGAGCGACATCCGCCCTATCCGCGTTCGGCTTGAGGTACTCCTGCTTGAGCACGGAGAACTTGTGCTGGAACGCCTGGGTCGCGTTATCCACTGACTGCTGCCGGTCGCGCGTCTTCTCCTCAGCCAGCAGTGGCACCCCGAGCCCACGCAGCAGCGTATTCAGCGTGGAGAGGTCCTCCGGCTTGACGATCACGTCCCCGCGTGAGTTGGTCACCCCGTCGCGGGCCATGTCAGCGGCCTTGATGGCGTCCCGTAGGCCCTTCGGCGCCATCTCCGTCAAGCCACCGTGGTAGTCGCCGTCCAGGATCTTGCCCATGCCGCGCAGCATCTGCGGCACCTGCTCGCCCAGGAGCGGGCCCGCGGCGGCCTTGAGCACTTCACCCACGGCGTCCCCGGCGGTCTTGGCCCGCCCCAGCTTCTCGCCGAGTCCAGGGTACGGGTTCGGCAGGTCACCGATGCCGATGCTGTGGGTCAGATCCGCCCCCATGGCCGCTGGCGCCCCATGTAGCACGAAGTCCGCCACACGGTCGTTGCCGATCAGCTTGCGCATGGTGGTCTCGTCGGTGTCGTCCTTCTTCCCGAACAGCGCGTGCGCCATGTGGAGCATCAGGAAGCCCAGCGGCATCCCGGCCATCCCGGCCAGCACCCCGTAGTGCGCGGCCATGGTGGTAAACATCTTGCGCCCGACAGCGCGCTCCTCCTTGGAGGCCCCCTTGAACGCCTGGTAGACCAGCTTGCCGACCAGCGCGGTGTGCTGCAGGCTGAACTGCTTGAACTGCGTGGCGAACTTGGCCACGTTGCCAAGCGCGGCGTTCTTGCCGGCCCAGTTGCCCGCCATCAGCACGCGGGGCTTGTTGGCCAGCGTGTAGTCGAAGTACGCCTCGCGGATCGAGTTCATGGCGTAGGTCTCGGCCGCCGTGTGCGCGGCGCTGGCGTCCTTGCCCTGCTTGATCGCGTCCTGGTAGGCCAGGCGGTAGGCGGCCAGGCCGGAGCTAACGCGGTTGAATGCCTCGATGCGCTGGGCGATCTTCATGACCTTGTCGATGGCCGCCTGGGCGTGCGAGGTCATGTCGTCCGCGTACAGCTTGGGGTTGCCATACTCGCTCTCGTGGCGGGTGTTCAGCAGGTTGGCCCGCTCAGCCGCCTGCAGGAATTCCGCCTCCCGGCCGATCTTCCCGACGTGCTTGCGGATATCCGGCGCATCGTTGCCCAGCTTGGCGGTGTCCCGCAGGGCCTTGATGGACTCGGCCCAGGCGCGGCCGTACCCGAAGCGCGACAGCAGCGGGATGTGGATCGCCATCGGCTGGGTCAGGTAGGGCAGGTAGTGCGTCGGCGAGGCCAGCAGGCGCCAGAACGCGTTCAGATGCATGAAGCCATCCACGTACCGGTTCGGACGCGGGTTGTCCAGCACCGCGGCCTCGCGCTTCACGAACTCGTTGACGATGTCCTGGCGGCGCTTACGGTTGTCGCTGTCCGGCCCCTGGCCGACCTCCGCGTGCATGGCGGCCATGGCCTTCTGCACCGCGTCACCATGGGTGAGGTGGGCCATCATCGAGTTGTGGCGCTGGGCCGTCTCGAAGAAGCCCCGCAGCATCTCGCCCCCCTTCACGCCGACCACGCCGGTTCGGCTCATGCGCTGGGCCCGGGACGCATTGTCCGCCAGGATCCGCTCCTGCATGTTCGTGACCATCTGTGCGAACGCCTTGGCGTACCGGGGGCTCTTCGCCTTGCCGGCGGCGGTCTCCACGCGCTGGGCGAGCTTCTGCAGCGCGGCCAGCTCATCCACGCCGAAGTTCTTGCGGTACTCATCCTTGGCCATGGCGTCCACCTGGCCCTCGAAGCCCGCGTCGCGCAGCTCGTTCGCCTTGGCCTGGGCCGCGGCGTAGCTCTCCTCCTGCCCGTAGTAGTAGTGGGCGCTGTCCTTCTTCAGCTCCTCGACCTTGGCCGTGTTGCCCGCCGCGCGCGCATCCAGCATCTCCGGCGACTGGGCATGGACCACGAAGTCCCCGAAGCGCCGCAGCGGGGTGTAGGGCCCAACCATGTCGGGGATCGTCAGCAGGTCCTTGCCCTCGACGCCCAGCTCCTGCATCTGCTTGTTGGCAAGCTGGAAGTCCTGGCGCTGCTTGTCGCCATGCTCCTCGATGGCCTGCACCACCCGCTGGGCCTCCGGCGACAGTGCCTCGAACCGCTTGGCCATGTCTGGGTCGGCCGGCTCCGGCCAAGCGCGCCAGGGGGCCTCATACCCCCACTTCTTGCCCAGCGTCGCGTCGCGCAGGTACTCGCCAACTTCCCGACGCTCGTGCGTCTTGAGCGCCGAGGCCGGTTCGCCGATCTCGCCGAGCTGGTGATCCAAGTCCACCTTGTGCGCGGTCTGCGCGGAGACGGCCTTCATGTACTCGGTGGGCTTGTCCATGCCGAGCGTCTGCTTCGCCCAGCCGGCCAGGTTGTGCCCGTCCACCACCGCCTGGGCGCCCGTCTTGACCCAGTGCCCCATGTTGTCCGCGAACTTGCGTGCGGGGCCCTGCAGCGGCTCCGGCAGGTTGCGGATCACCTTGGCCGTGGTGCTCTCGCGGGCCTTCTCGCGCTCCTCGACGCTGGAGAGCTTCTGGCTCTGGCTGGCGTAGGACTCCTTCGGCGGGCGGATCGTGTGCTCGTCCTTGATCCCCTCATGGCTGTAGGGCTTGATGGACTTGCGCTGCGCCGGGGTCAGGTCCATGCGCTTCTGCACATCGCGCGCCTCGCGCTCGCCGGAGATCAGCTCGTACGCCTGGTGCTTGAGCTTGTCGATGTTCGGAACGCCATCGAACTTGGCCTTCTCGATGCCCTCGTCGTCCCGCTTCAGTTCCTTGATCCGGTCATCGAGGGCCTTGCGCTCCGCCATCTCGCTCTGCCAATCCCGGCCAGGCGTCTTGGTGATGGAGTTCAGGTACGCCGCCTGGGCGACCTTGTATTCCTCTGCTGCCGCGGCACGCTCCTCGGCAGAGAGGCGGTTGTCCCACTGGCGATCCCGGGCGGCATCCCGGCGCTGTTTGGCCTCGGGCTGCGTCTGCTTCCACGCTTCCATCGCGGTGGCGTGTTGGTCGTCGTATTTCTGCTTGAGCGCGGCCTTTTCCTTCTCCAGGTCCGCCATCTGCTGCCTAATCTGCTCCTGCTGCTTTTGCTGCTCCTGGAGCTTCGGCAGGCGGTCGACGATGGCGCGCAGCGCGCCGAGCTGTTCCTCCTGGATCTTGCGGTGGGCGTTCGCCAGGGGGGTTTTCAGGTCCTTCAGCCCGGTGAGGTTGTCCTTGACGCGAGCGGCCAGCTTGCCCAGCACCTCCGGGTTGGCCAGGTTCGTCGACGCCGTGTTGCCACCCTGGTCGAACCCCTCCTTGTGCTGCACCCAGTGCTGCAGCTCGTGCAGCATCGTCGACAGCGGGTCCTGCGCGTAGGGGGTGATGTTGAGCTGCTTGGTCCTTGGGTCGAACCACCCCTGGATCGCCTGGTTGAAATCCAGGAACGGCGAGCGTTTGGTGATCTTGACATCACGCAGTTCCGGGTACGCCTTGAGCAGCTCCGGGTGATCCAGAACGTCCCCGATCTGGTGCTCGACGGGCTGACCGATCACCGGCGACCTTTCGACCTCGTCCCACGGGCGCTTGAGCCGGGCGCCGGAGTCGTCGATCTCGTGGCGCCACTCCCCATCCACGCTGCTCTGGAACCACCCGGTGTCTTTGCGCACGGACTCCGGGTCATCCCCCATTCTTACACGGGCTTTGGCGGCGGCGAGCTGGTCGTGGTCGGCGGTGTCGGCGAGGCGTCCGGCGTAGGTTGCGGCCCGGCGGTCGGGCTCGTTGGCGGCGGCGAGGACGCGGGCGGTGCGCTCGGGGTTGCCCCAGGGGCTGGCACGCCCGGATCCGGCATCGACCGGAACTTGGGTATTCCGGCGGGACTTACGCTCCTGAAAGGCTTGGCCTCGCTCTGCTGCGCCAATCCGCGAGCGATCCGAAAACGCTGAAGCCGGTTGCTGTCTGACATCGGTCTCGACATCCTTGAAAAATTCGTAGGTCTTCGGTGCCACGCGTTGGAGGTGCGAACGCCAGCCAGTGCTCTGGTTGAACATCGACCAGACCTGCGCGAACATCTCCTTCTGCACCGCCTTGTCGGTGAGCCCGCCAAACCGCTCACGGTCGAACGGGTAGCCAAGTTCGCCGAGTGTATCATCCTGCCACAGCGCGTGGAGTTCTTTGGCCACGGCGCCCACCGGGACGACCTCGTTGGTCTTGCGGTCGATGGCGACACGCATTTCCGGCTGGATCGAGTAGACCCCCCCACGGTCAGCCATGTCAACACCATGGCCAAGCTCGTGGTTCATGTTCTGCTTGATGAACTCCGTGTCGCCCGAATCCAGCAGCTCCTGGCTGAGGCGTACGTGGGACTCGCCGCGCTCGTCGGTGTAGAAGTCCGCATGGGCCCCGTCCAGCTCGTCAGCCGACACCACGTGCCAGTGGTCCACCGAGCCCTCGATGTGCGCGAGGTCGTGCTGCGCCAGCCAGGTGTGCATATCCGCCACGCCCTGGTAGTGCTCCTCCAGGGCCTCGAGCTTCTTGCTGCGCGAGGCGTAGCTGCTGTCTTCTTCCTCGTCGGTGTCGTACTTGCCAGCGTCATGGTCCTCAATGATCTTGTTCATGTCATTGAGGTTGCCGTGCCCATTGCGCACGTAGTCGCTGAACTCCTTGCGGGCCTCCTCCGGCAGGTCGTCGAACTGCAGCGGGGCGTTGTGCTCGTCGGCTAGCTGGTCCCAGCGGTCCCGGGCTCGCTCTTCTGAGGTGGTGAAGCCCATCTCGTCGGCCGGGACCTTCTTGAGCTCCTCTTCGGCCGCGCGCATGCCAGCCTCGTCGCCGGCCTCCTTCGCCTTGATCCATCGCTCGCTGGCGCTGTCGGTATCGGCCCACTCAGATTGCGAGCCGCCGATGGACTGGATAGTGCCCATCGACTGGCGTTCCTTGCCGTCTTCGCCACCACCCAGCTCGTCGGAGACGCGTGGGGTGGAGTCCTCAGCGCCCTCTTCTACGCCGCCGGTGTCAGGGGCGTCCGCGGCGTGCGCGGCCAGGTCCTCCATGAAGTCCTGGCGGGAAATGCCCCGGCGCTCCAGTTCCTCCAGTAGGCGGGGCATCATGGCCTGGATCGCCTTATCGCTCACCAGCTTGCTGACCGTCGAACGGTCGAGGCCGAGCCGCTTGGCGATCTCCGTGGCGGTGTCGCCGGCGTAGTGCGCGAGGATGATGTCGCGGTTGCGGCGGCCCTTGTCCGTGTCTGGGAAGAGGCTCCCAACAATATCCGCGACGCGACGGTGCTTGGCCTCGTCCTCGTCCTCCCGGGCGTGGGGCTTTACTTCCGGTTCGGCCGGTGCGCCAGGTTCATTTCCGCTACCACGTACAACGGCATCCCCAGCCGGGCGGCTATCTCCTGTTCCTTCCGTTCGTACGCTGCCGTCTCGTGCGGCTCCTCCTTGCTCGCCAGCCGGTCGTCGTGGCTCACCTGCTGGTCGAACTGCATCGGGTCCCACCCCGCGCTGTCCGGGCACGTCCCCGGCAGGTTCTTGCACTTGTCGTGATGGTTGTGCAGCTTGTCCATTGCGCTTCTCCTTGTTCAGCTTGATGGTGCCAACCACGCGCTGCGCCTGCGGCGACAACTCCGTAGCTGGCGTGTCACTTACCCCCCGAACTTCCCGCTTGGCGCCGGCTTCGGCGGCTGCACCTTCGGCAGATCCATCGCGTACATGTCCCGGTTCGGATCCCGGAACTGCGGCACCGCCTTGGCCCTGGCCTGCTTCGGCAGGGGCTGCACCTTCGGTGGCGGGGGCGCCTTCAGCGGGGCGGCTGCCTTGATCGGCTGCGTGGGCCGGGGCGCTTGCATGTTTGCCACTTTCGGTGTCGACACCCGAGGTGCTGGTGCCGGAATTGATACCTTCGCCATAGTGTTGTCCTGTGAGCTTCTCGTAGAGGGATTTCAGGACCGGCAGGTCCTCGTTCAGGCTGATGTCACCCTTTGCCTTGGACTTGCCGCTGGCGTCGGGGGTATAGCTCGCCTCCACCTCACCGATGGCGTGGTGGATATTGGCCGCGGCGCTGGCCTCGGACGAAATACCGGTCAGGCCGTAGCCCGCCAGTTTCTTCAATTCAGCCTCGGTCGGCATGCGGCCGTGGACCTCGTTGAACGCGTGGGCTGCCAGCAGCTCGGCCGTGCGCTGCGCTGGCGTCTTCTGCAGCTCCTTCTTGATCATCGAGCTCACCGCGCGAGCCCGTTCCTCGGCGGTGTTGAACGTCTTGCCATTCCAGGTGGACTTGCCTTCGAGCGGCTTGCCATCGGGGCCCGCGATGGGCTGCGGGTGACCGTACTTGGCCTGCAGCTCCTGCGTGATGGCCTCGTCGCGGCGCTGCTGGGTGACCTTCTTGTCCCCCTTAGCCATCGCGCCACGTTCGGCGATGGCGTTGTCCGCGGTGGTCACGCGCACGAAGCCGCCGGCCGGTGCCATGCGGTCAGCGTTGGCGTGGGCGTCGGCGACGCCCTGGGCGTTCGTGGCCTCTTCGTGCACCACGTTGCCGTTGCGGTCCAGGGCCTGGACCACCGTGCCGTCGCTGTCGGCCTTGCGGGTCGTGTAGCCCAGCAGCTCGCCCAACTGATCGGTGGTGAGCTGCCCGTTGTGGTCCTGGGCGACCTTGGCCTTCTCCGGGTTCGAGGTGACAAGCGTGGCGCCGTCGTGCAGCTTAATCGCCAGCAGATCCGGCGGCAGCTGCGGCAGCGCGGTGTTGGCCGAGATGAGCGCGGTGTCCTTCTCGCTGGTCGGCTCCCGGATCGCGGCGATCTGCGCGGCGACGTCGGAGGGGTGCTCCGGCATGATGCCTGCCGTGTTCTCCGGCTGGGCCTGGCCCCCGAGGGCGTCGGCGCCCTGCTTCATGTAGTCGGCCACCGTGGTGCCGTTGGCGTCGGCCCGGTTCTGCCCGTTCACCGCAGCCGCCACGCCACCGGGGCCGCCCAGGTGAGCGCCCTTGAGCATGCCGGCGATCTCGGCCTGGGACATGCCCGGCTTGATCAGGCCCAGCTTGGCCAGGGCGGCCAGGTTGTTCTGCGTGTACTGCGCGAACGCCTGCTCCTGGACGGTGTGGTTCGTCAGGAAGTCCTGCGGGTTGGCGACGCCGTCCTTGCCCGTCCAGTGCGCGGGGTCAGCCAGCTGCTCCTGGGTGGTGCCCGGCTTCACGTAGCCCAGGTCGGTCAGGGCCACGGCGCCGAGCTGATACTTGCCCAGGTAGCCAAGTTGGTTGGTGGTGTCGTATTTGCCGCCGCTCTCGGTATGCGCCACCGACGCGCCGTAGCGCACCAAGTTCTCCGGGGAGAGGGTGCCCGGGGCGGGCGGTTGTCCGGGGGGTTGGGTGGCGGGGCGAGGGGCTGCGGCCGGCTGGTCTGCGGGCTTCGCCGCCAGGGCGCCGCGGCCATGGAACGGCAAGGCGGCACCAGTCAGCAGACTGCTCGGGAGGGATTGGGCCACGGCGTCCCCCACGCCCTCACCGGCGGGCTTGCCCTCGCCGACGTTCTCGCCGACCTTCGTGCCCCCGGCCATGGCCGAGCCCTGGGCACCCATGTTGATTGCGCCCGCCACGCGCCGGCGCAGGAAGTCCCCGACGAACGGGATCTTCGAGGCGGCCCACTCCGCGGCGGGTTCGATGTATTTGCCACCGATGGCCGTGGCCGCGCCCGTGACCGCGCCGGCGACAGCACCACCCCCATAGGAATGCGCGGCGTCCGCGCCTTTGTCGTGCAGCGCCTGCTCCGTGTCACCGAACGCCTGCAGGCCGAAGTCGGCCGCCACGCTGCGCAGTGCACTAGCCCCCTTGGCGGTCAGGCCCCCCATGCCCATCATCGGGCCCATCTCGCCGGCCTTGGTGGCGATCATGTCGGCCGCATGGCCGGGATTGGAGATGGCGTTGCTCGTGGCCTGGCCGAACGAGGCTTGCTTGTCGGCCTCATCCATCGCCTGCCCCCTGGCGGACTTCTGCGCCTCGAGCAGTCGGTTCTTGAATTGGTAGTCGCTGACACCGTTGATCTCGGCGAGCTGGGCGGTCTTCTCCGTCAGGCCATACTTCTTCACCAGCTCATCCTGAGCGGCCACGCGCTGCTCACGGTTGTCGAGGACGTGTCCCGTGGCCGCGTTGGCGAGCGAGTGCATCGAATCCATGAAGGAGTTCAATCCCTGCTTGCCCGAGATCACCGCGTCGGGGACGAACTTACCCCACGTCGCGGTCTCGTCGCCGACTTTCAGGTTCTCGTATGGCGATTGGCCTGGTGGCGGACTCGTCGGGGCGGCGCCATCCCTGACGAAGCCGTCGTCTTTGACGAAGCCTTCTGTATCCCGTTTTTGGGGGGCGCTCACCGTGACCGTGGGTTGGTCGGCGTCCTTCACGAAACCGTCAGCCATCTACCGTCCCTTTATTGTTGGGCCATGTTGGGGAGTGCGCCGGCAGGCTTCTGTGTGCCACGCTTGTTCGCCTCCATTGCGTCCGACACCGTGGCGTAGAGCGCGCCGTCAGGGCCCTCAATGCGCGAGGCACGCACGCCCTTGATGTTGCCCGTCACAGTCTTGAATCCGGCCTTGACCAGGTCATCCGGCACCTTGCCCGGGTTGAGCATGACCTTCTCGCGCGTCTTCGGGTCAAACGTCCACTGCTCACCGGTCTTGTCGTCCGAGTAATTGCCGAAGGCGTCGGGCTTGATCTTGGCAGCATCGGACCCCTTGGCGCCGGCGCGAACCTGGGCTGCGTTCACGCGGGATGTGCCGTTCTTGTCCGCAATACGCTCGCGCGAGGCATTCGTGTTGGAGACGTCCGACGAGCGCACGTTGGAGGCATACACCCGCGGGGCGTTCTGCATCGTGGCGAGCTTCTCCTGGAGCGCGGCGATCTTGTCCGGGTCGGTCTCGTCGGCGAGCTGCTTCTTGAGACCGTTGACGGTCTCGGTGCTCGCGTTGGCAAGGTTGAGGCCCTGCGTACGCGACTGCACCTCGTTGGTCTGCGCGCCAGCGAGGGAGGTTGCGGCGCCCAGGTGCTTGCTCTGTGCGTCGTAGTAGTTATTCTGGTACGGGACCGTCGTGGCCTGGGCGGTGTGCAGGTTCGCCGCCGCGTTGTTCTGGCGCACTTGGGCGCCCTGCGTCGGGTTGACCTGGTCCAGGTGGTTCTGCAGCAGTACCCCGCTCAACATGCCGTGCATCGCCAGCAGGTCGTTCGGGGACTTCGGGTCAAACGTCGTACCGTCGATGGTCACCCGTCCATCCTTACCCATCTGGACGTGCTGGCCGAGCCCGTTGGCCTGCGCAGAAGCCATGAAATTCTGCATGGCCCCATCGGTGTCCCCACTTTTGACCTGCTGGTAGAACGTGGCGTTGTCCTGCGCCAGCTTGTGGCCGAAGTCGATGGTGCTCTGCGTCTGCGCGGTCTGCTGTTGCTTGGCGGCCGTCTCGGCGCCGTAGTAGCCGCTGCGGGCCTGGCTGTCGGCGTACTGCCCGGCCTGTTGGTACTGCCCGTGCGAGGTCAGGATGTCGTTGATGTCCTGGTTGCGCATGGCCGGCGTATAGGTGGCCGTCGTCGGCGGGGGCGGGCCAGCGTCCTGCTGCGACATGTCGCTACCCCCAGCGCGCACCTGAGACCCGGCGGCAGGCAGGCCCTTGATCGCCTGCTGCGCGGCCTGCTGGTCGGCGAACTGCTGCTGTTCCCGGTCGTCCTGGTCCTGCCGGCGCTGGTCGTCGCGCTCCCTCATGAACCCGGTGGTGGCTCCGCCAGCAAACGCGCCAAAGTTGAATCCCATGTTCTTGTCCAGTTTGGTTTACATGGCCAGCAGCGCCGGGGCGGCCTTCAGGGCAGCGCCGCCGAGTGCGCCCACCATCGAGCCCAGGCCCGAGGAGCTCTGTGCGTCCGCTTGCTGCTGGGCGTTCCAGGCGTTGACCTGGGTCTGGTAGCTCGCGTTACCCAGCTGGCCGATGCCCTGCTGCGTGCTCGCCATGCCCTGCATCGCGCTGTTGTTTGTCGTCGTGTTCAGGTTGGAGTTGCTCACCTGCTGCTGGCCGGTCTGCACAGTCGCGTTGCCCGCGTTCAGGCCCACGCTCGCCGAATTGGTCGAGTTGCCCGGCAGGTTCTGACCCATTGCGGCGGCCTGGTCTTCCATGTTCCAGCCGAGCTGTTGGGCTGCCACGCGCGCACGAGTCGCCGCGGCTGCCTGCTGGGCGGCCTGGTTGATCCCACTGGCGTTCCACATGGACTGGTAGGCCCCACTGGTCGGGTCGACGCCGACTGACTCCATCTGCATGGCCTGCGCTTTGCGCTGGGCATTCGTCGTGTCATTGACGTCGCCGATGGCGAGCTGGGCCTGCTGCTCGTAGTTGGCCTGGGTGTCGTAGTTACTGGCCTGGCTGACCATGTTGTTCATCAGCGGCTCGTACGTATTCTTGTACTCGTTGTAGTAGTCCGCCGACTGTGTATCCATCTGCTGCTGGGTCTGCTCGTACTGAGCCTCCTGGCGCTTGGCGAGGTCCATCTGCTGCTGGACCTGGGCCTGCTGCTGTGGCATGTAGATGTTCTTGTAATCGCTGTATTCCTGCTGTTGCAGGTCGGCCATTTCCTTCTCGGCCTGGCCAATGGCCGGGTCCGGTGGTGGCGCGCTCGATCCTCCGCTGCAGCACATTATTCGTTCTCCTTCGCCTCGCGGGCAGTCGTTTCGGTGGCCAGGTTTGCCAGGTATCCGGTCCACGTCTCCTGATGCGCATAGAGCCGGATCTGCTCCCCGACTTGCACCGCGTAATCAGGGCCGCCGACGAGCAGCGCCGAGGTCGTGATGAGATCGACGTAGGACGACCGCAGGATGTAGGCAATGTGCCGGCGGTACTCATCGCCAGTGCGCTCGAACTTGGTGGCCACGTGCCAGTTGGTGATCGAGTTCATCAGCACCGAAGACAGCGTCTCGAAGTTCGCGCGGTAGAACGGGTTGCGCGGCAGCACCACCAGCGCGTCCAGCATGGCGCGGTTGATGGCGGCATCGTCGAGTGGCTTGTCCCGGTCGATCAGGTCGTCCCAAAAGTGCAGCACCTTAACCGCGGTCTCAATGAAGTCGGCCGCGGCACGGTTGCCCCGCATGAGTTCAAGGGCCTTGCCCTGCGTATCAAAGATCATACGTGCTCACAGACATAGCATAACCTGCTAACTATTGTCCAGTCTGGTTCAGCCGCTGGATCACGGTGTTCAGCGTGGAGATCACCTGGGCCAACGACGCGCTGCTGGGCAGCTGCGTGAGCTTCGGGGCGCCGTTGCGCACCCCGGTGATGATTTCCACATTCTCCTTGAGCGCGGCCACCACCTTGCCGACGCCGGGCTCGAGGGTCGTCACGCAGGGCGGGATCGAGGGCTTCAGGATGGCGGTCATGTCTGCTTCAGCTCCCCGATGGTCGTCGCCATCGAAAACTTACGCACGCTCACGTTGCCGGAGATCAGCACTTGGTAGGTGCGGCACTTCCGGCTGGCCGGCATGCGAATCGGCTCATCGTTGTAGAGCGGCGTCTGGAATAGCTGGCTGCCGTCCCCGTAGACCGTGACCTGCACGAACCCGGCCGCCACCGAGCGGGGGATGACCTTCTGCAAGTCCCCGTCCACCGCGTAGGTGTTTATCGGTGTGTCGTTCAGGCACGCCGCCAGTACGTCGGTGCCCGGAATTGGCGTCAGTTGGATCGTGCTGGGCGGGGCCGGCGGGGATACGTTTGGCCAATCGGCCTGCATCTTCAGCGCCGCGTAGTTGGTCGGCTCCGGCATGATGTACATCCGACTCTGCCACTGGTACACCGTGTTGTGCTGCTGGTCCGCGTCGAGCTGGTAAATCTTGTTGTCGTCGGCGCTCAGCGCATACACATTGTTGGTCTGCCGGGACATGTACACCGCGTTCGCCTTGAAGTCGAAGTCGGTGAGCGGCGGCGTGTCGTTGCGGGTGAACACGAACGCTTTTTGCATCCCGTTGGCGTCCGTGTAGAACCCCATGTACTGGTTGTTGTACAGCAGCCCGATGATTGAGCTGGGGTTGAGCAGCTGCCACTCGTCGCGGGTGTACAGGTTCTGCGTCACCACGTCCTGCACGCCGGGGCCCACCGCCAGCAGACCGTTCGGGCTGGCGTAGATCACGCCCCACTGGTCCGACTGAATCGACCGCTTGGACACACATGCCTGGATGATCGGCAGCTTTTCCTGCGACATCGCCGAGGGTGTTGTGCCGGTGATCAGATAGGGGTTCTTGGTGGTGCCCACGAAGAGCGAGTTGCCGAAGACGCCGAGGCCCACGACGGGGTATTCGACGGTCAGCATGTAGGTCACCGGCCAGGCGTGCGGGTGGTAGGGCTCGCAGAACCACACCTGGTTGCCGACGAAGCCCGCTAACATGCCGTTGGGCATCTCCACCAGGCCGGTCATTGCCGCCGGCGGCGGCGCCCAGTAGGTTGACGGCAGGGCCTGCCCGAGCGTGGTCGTGCTCAGGTTGTCCACGAAGCTCGTCGTGTTCCACGCGATCTGCGCCACGAACTGGTAGCTGACGCTACTGCTGCCCGCCACCGTCCGGTAGATGTTGACCGCCACCGGGTTGTAGCCGGCCGCCGTGGTCAAATCCCCATACGAGAAGCCTGAGATGGTCACGGTGCCAGTCGACAGCACAGTCACCGTGCCCGCAGGGCTCGGCGCGGACTCTTCCTGCACGCTGCCGAACTGGTTGACGAACGTGTACACGTACGAGTCCGTCACGTTCGGCCCGGCGGTCGAAGATGGGGACAGCGCGGGGCTCGCGGTGGGCGCGGGCACGCCCATCGGCACGGTCTTGATCGGGAAATTGCCGGTGCCCGTGGTGGCCAGAGACCAGTTGGTCTTGCTGGGCGCACAGCCGGCACCAGTGAAATAGACCCGGTAGTCCCCGTTGTCCGCCATGGGCGCGCCGACTACGTCGACGTCGTAGGGCCACTCCAGCCAGACCGAGGAGCTTGGCCCGAGCAGCTGGTAGATGCCCTGGACGTTGGAGATCGTCGAGGTAATCACCGACACCGGCAGGCGCCACGGGCGCAGCTCCCCGCTCTGCAACTTTACGTTCAGGGCGACGGTGGCGTTGTCCGCGCCAATGCGCGACGGCCCACTGCGGGGGATGCGGCCGGTGAAGCCCTCGATGCTCAGCGTCGGCATATCAGTTCGTGTCTATCGGTTGGGCCTTGGCCAGCAGGCGCGTCTTTTCCTCGCTGCCGGACGACGAGCCGAAATAGAACTGCAGCACGGCCTTCGATTCGGAGAACAGGTAGCCTGTGATGTTGCCGATCATGTTGGCCGTCACCGGGTCGCCCATGTGTACGGCGCCAAGCACAATCGCGCCCATCAGCGCGAGCGAGGCGGCGATGACCAGCCAGGCCAGCGCGGGCTGGGTCATGCTCCGGGTGGACACCTGCATCTGGCGGGCGGACTCACGGTCCTGCACCGTGAGCGAGGCGAGTGTCTCCGCGTCCTTGAACCCCAACTCCGCCATGCGGGCCTGGAAGTCTTCGTCGGCCTTTCGGACCGCGGCGAGCTGGTCGGGGGTCGCGCCAGTGAGGGCCGCGGCCACTACGTCCTGGCGCTGGTCGGTGGTCTGGTCGGGCTTCGGCACGAGGCCGAAGACACCCTCCAGGGCTGCCACTGCCGTGCCGGCCAGGGGGCCACCAAAGCAGGACGCCATGGTCGGGGCCAGCTTCTCAACCACGTTGGCAACATCTGTCCAGCTCATTGTGTGACCCCCACGGTGAAATTTGCGCCAAGCAGGAACTCAGCCATCTCGGCGTGGCGGCGCTTGAGCAGTCCGCCGAGAACGTGGCCGGCGGCCTTGTCCCATTTGAGGAACTCGTGCGCTGCCCCCTCGATGTCGCCGGCGTTCAGCTTGGCCAGCAGGGTGCTGTGCTCGAAATTGCCGGCCCCCACGTTGTAGGTGAAGTCCGTCAGCGCGATAAACTCCTCGCGCGTGAGCTCGATCTTCACGGCGGCGCGCACGCGGGCGGCGGCCTTCGACACGCCCTGCATGAGCCGGAAATCAGCGTAGGCTTGCGTCCATACCGTGCCGGGCCGAACGTCGGGGCCAGTAGTGCCCCAACCGCACGTCCAAGGCGCCCCACCCGTGCCCGGATCCGGGTAAGCCGTCAGCCGGCACCCCTCCGCGTCCCGGGTGATCACCAGATCGTTGATCGTCAGGGCGTAGTCGTTCATGCGGCGGGGGCAGCGTCCTGGGTGGCTTGCGCCAGGGTGGCGGGACCGGTGGCACCGGCGGCCTTGCGGCGCTTGTTGGTGGCCACGTCAACCACGGCGGGTTCGGCGGCTACGCCGGCTTCCAACTCGGTCAGCAGGGCCTGGCCGTCCTCGTTCAGCACGAAGACCGGTTCGGCGTCGCCGACCACGATACGGTCGCCTTGGACGCCGACCACGATGCGGCCACCGACCAGCTCCCCGCCGGACTTCAGAATGAATTCGTCAAGGGTCATTGCCATGTGGGCTCCTTTATTTACGGTTAAGCTCGCGCATCTCATCGCGGAGCTGCTCCAGCATCTCCTTGATGTCCTGGCGCAGCATCAGGTGCATGCTGTTCAGTTCCGCCTTCTTCACGTAGTCCCCCGCGATCTCCTCGCGCAGCGCGAAGTGCGCACGCTTGAGGTCCTCGATGGACTGCCGGTCCTTCTGTGCGGCACGCATCATCGCGCCCGCCACAAACATGGCCAAGCCAGCAATGACAGAGCCCCACTGCGAAAGGTTGTCCAAGGGCGGCTCCTTATTGCGGCGGCTGCGGCCACTCAATGTGGTAGGGGAACCCGGTCTGGCCAGTGACGTCGCGCAGGGCCTGTCGGTACACTCTGGCGGCGCGCTCAGCCTCTGCGTCGCCCCGATCCATCGCATGCTCGACCCGGATGTCTGCGTCGGCGAGCAACCCCTTGCGCTGACCGCGCACGTCCCGGGCGGCGAGCTCACTGCGGACCGTTGGCGCCCGCATGATCCACTCGGCCTCAAGCTGCGCCTCAGTGGGCTGCTCGACCGGCAGGCTCCAGCGCATGATGAAGGCCTCGTCGGTCTGCTTGCCAGTGCTCGGGTCAAGGGGGTGTGCCACCAGGAACTCAATCCCGTGTCGGGTGCCGGGGAACATCATCTCCAGGCACTTTGCCAGCTCATCATGGGATCGCATTATTGGTTCCTCAGCAGAGTGCCGCGCACATACACGGATCCACCACTGTCCATGCGCAGACCCATGGCCATGTAGGGGGCGGACAGGTCCACAATGCCGTTAATCGCCAGCGCGCCCGTCTCGACGATGCCGCTGTCTCGCTGGACCCGGGCGCCATTGGTGGCTGGGTTACTGACGCCACCCACTGAGCCGGCACTGGTCGCGTAGTTCGCGTTACCGGCGCTGGTCGCGTAGTTGACGGAGAAATTCGACGGGTTGTACACATACATGTTCGTGCCGTCACTACCACCCCATAGCCAAGGGGGTTGGCCGCTTTGCCCGCTCCAGTGGAACAGGTACGCCGCGTCGCCGCGGGCGTAGAGCTGGTTGTTGGCAAGCTGGGAGACGTTGACCAGGTTGTTGCTATCCCAGGGGGTGTAACCTGCCCAGGTCGGCCGGGAGGTCAGCGTCGTCGTGCCCGTGACGCTCAGGTTGCCTCCTACCGACACGTTGCCGGATACGCTCGCGGCGGCGTTGACCGTCAGGGCGCCGGTGAGCGTGCCGCCGGTGAGGGGCAGGTAGGTCAGCGTCGCGTCGGAGGCGCTCAGCTTGTCATTGAACAGCGCGGCGGTGGGGCGCAGCTCGACGGTCTGGCCGGCGGCCCAGGCTTTGGCGGTGGTGCCATCCTGCCCGCGGATGATGGTGAACGAGTCCCCGCTGATCGCGGTGCACTTGACCACCTCGCGGGAGCTCAGGCCGTCCGTGAGCGTCAGCCAGCACCAGTCCGAGGGGCCGAGCGCAGGGAACAGCGCCCCGGTGCCAGACGTGACACTGAAGACCGTGGCTGTCGCGGTGATCGACGCCGCGAACTGCGTCGATGCGTTGTTGGTGACTTTTACGCCCATAATGCGCTAACACCTTGTAGGCAATGTGTTGACAGTTTACCTGCGAGCCGGCGCCTTGTGTAGGGTCCGCCTCACAGCAGGCCCCTCGGCGTGAAACAGAGCGGGATGCGCATCTCCGGGCCCCAGGGGGTGGTCGACCAGCCGGTGCCCGTCCACATGTGGGACGCTTTCCAGCCCAGTTTCAGGCCGGTGGCGAGCATCACGCAGAAATGACGCCCATCCTTGGTGTGGGCCTCGAAGTCATGTGTGCCATCCGGGTACTCTGTGTACCGATCCACGACCCAGTCCTCGGCCACGAAGGGGATGCCGAGCGGCCAGTAGCAAAAGCCGTAGGCTGCGTTGCGGTAGAGCCAGCGCACGCGCATCCAGTAACGGTTGGCCCGGCTGGGGGTGCCGCCCAGGTACACAAACGGGCGCTCCCACCAGGGGACGGTGTCTCGCTTGTAATAACCATCGCGCCAGCCCGCGTCGAGCGAGGCGTCGAAGGTCTGCAGCCAGGTGAGCCAGTTCGGGAGCCAGCCGTCCTCGCTGGCAAAAAGTGGCACCCACCAATTACAGCCTAGGTAGGCGAAGAGCGTGAACACCAAGTTCAGCACGGTCAAGCAGCCATATCGGATCCGGGGCATCAGGAAACCTCCGCAGTCTTGAGGATGTCGTAGGCGCCGTTCGGGCAGAAGCGCCACGGCTCGGCAAAGCCCAGCGCGGCCAGCACGGCCTCACTACAAAAGAACTTGGCCGGGTCATCGGGCAGCGGCGAGACAATGAAGCGCAAGTTGCCCACGATGTCATATCCCGCGCCCAGGTGCTCCGTGAACCAGGTGCGCGCGGCGGCTTCGTTGGCGCGGGGCAGCTCCAGAAGATCCCAGTTGGCCGGGTCGAACGTGATCGCCTTGAATCGTACGCCGCCATCCATAAAGGATGCGCTCGCGGCCATGCCGTCCGAGAACACCAGCTCACAATGCGAGTAGGGCCCCTGGCACCAGAAGCGCACGCCGCGGTTGTAGAGGCCGTCGGCGCCGGGGCGAGTGCCCTTGTAAAAAGCAGCTTTTAGCATTTCCGCCTTACCAGTGAATAGCGTTGACCTGGGCAATCGTGGTCGCCGCGGCCACCTGGGCCTTGAGTGTCTGCGACTTGGCGAAGTTGGTGTTGCCGGCGGACACCATCGCGGCGTAGAACGTCTTCCAATCCGCGACGGTCGCAATCGTGTATTGGGTGTTATCCACCGCCTTCCAGTAGCCCGGCCAGGACGGTGGCAACGCGGCGAACAGGGCCACGTAGCCGTTCACGCCGTCGATGTCGCTGCGGCTCAGGTCGTCACAGGCAAACGCCTGACTGCCAATCGTGAAGGTGCTGGTATTCGCGGCCAGGCGTGCGGCGTTGAGCTGTGTGTTCTTGGTGGCTTGGGCGCCAGCCAGCGTATAGGCCGGATCTTCGGTCGCGGTATTGCCGGCGGCTACCCAGGCTAGATAGGCCGCGTAGTCGCTGTTGCCGGCGGTCAGCGGAATGCAGGCGCCATCTTCGATGCGCTTGATGCTGGCGAGGTTGCCGCTCTGGTCGCGTTGCAGTTGGTACATGTTTGTTCCTTATATTTCGGCGTTGGCGATATAAGTACCACCCGCCAAGCCGTTCATGTTGGTGGTGCCGCTGTTGATGTAGAGGGCAACACTGTCAATACCGGCAGACTGCGTGTTGTAGCCACTGGAGATCGCAGTAGGCGTGCCATTCGAGTAGTAGGTAATTCCAGTGAAAGTCACGGTCGGGACCGTGCGCTTCGTGGCCCGATAGTAAATCGGGAACATCATACCAATCGGCGTCACGGAATTGATGAACAAAGGTGCAATCGCGGCGGTCTCGTAGTACCGCTGGCACAGTGCCAGTTCAGTACCGAGCGGTCGCTGCTCGAAGGGCGTCGCCACATTACCTGCTTCAAGCTGCACGCGGGCAAAAATGAATTGCCCAGCTTGCGTACCTAGCGAGTTGGAGCGAGAAGCGTAGTTGCTGCCCGCGCTCAACCAAAAATCGATTTCTAAATTATCGTCGCCGTTGGTGCCGAGCGTCTTGCCGGCGATGGACGGTAATGTCACCGGGACCTTGAACAATTGATATTGGGTAGTCAAGGCCAACGTCGTCACTCCGATGCTATTTACGTTGGTGGACGGCGAACCGCCAGACCCGAAGTTCTGGTTGAACTCCACCGCAATGTTGCGGTTCGCATCGGCCTTGGCCCAGAACGACAGAACTGCTTGCTGACCTGCGAGAGTACGCGCTCCCTCAATCCGCTGGCCGAAGGTCACTGCATCCGTCGTGGTGGACGACGTAGTACTCGTCAACACGGCGGCATAGGCTGGTTCCCCCGGCACCCCCGTCTGCCCGAGGGCAAATACGCCCTGGGAATACGCGACAGTTGCGCCCAGTGCATTGGACACCCAGCGATCTGCGAGATACCGAAAGGCCGCTGCCGCCGCGAGCGATGTACCGCGCTGCCAAAAGTCGAAGTTCCCGTTGATGAGCTTGTTGCGGAAGCCAACCTGCGCCACTGTCAACGATTGGCCGAATTTACCCAGGGTTTTGGATTGGGACATGGGTTATAGCTCCGCGTTCAGGGTGATGGTGTTGGCATTGGTGAAGAGCGACGCCGCCTGCCCAGCGGTCATGCCACTGGCTACGTTGACCGATGCCGAGACTGGCAGGTTGCCGTAGACCGTGCTGAATGAGGTCACCGAGATGGATGTGGCCGCCGTGTACAGCGACACCGTGCCGCTATTGGAGACCGTGGGGGTGGCGCGCATGGGCACTGGCGTGCCGAAGGTGATATACGCCTGCGTGTTCCCCATCACAACACCTGTGCCCACAAACGTGCTCGGCCCGTAGACCACGCAATACCGCTGTGCCAGTGCCAGCTCGGTGCCGAGCGGGCGCACCTCGAACGGGGTGGCCACCGCGCCGGGCTCGAATTGGACGCGGGCGATGTCGAAGGTGCCACTCTGCTGGCCGAGGCTGTTGGTGAGGGCGTTGAAGCTGCTGCCCGCGTCAAACCAGAAAAACATGCCCAGGCTATCGTCGCCGTTGGTGCCAATTTGATTAGCGGCGATGGACGGTAATGTCACCGGCACCTTGAACTGCTGCCAGTTGGCCGTCAGCGCACAGGTCGTGACGCCAATGCCGTTCACCGTGGCGGATGGGCTGCCCCCGGTGCCGAAGTTCTGTACCATCTCCACCGATATGTTCTTGCTCGCATCGGCCTTGGCCCAGAACGACAGGACGCCCTGCTGCCCAGCCAGTGTGCGAACGCCCTCGATGCGCTGAATCAGTAGCGCATAGTTTCCGGCCGCTGCCACCGAGGCCACCACAGAGCGATGGAAATACCTCGGCTCGCCGGGCACCGCGGTCTGCCCTAGCGTGAACGCCTGCTGCGATGGTGCGATGGTGGTGCCGACCGAAATAGACTGCCATCGGTCTGCCAGATAATAGTAACCAGCCGCCGCGGCCAGCGACGTACCGCGCTGCCAGAGGTCGAAGTTCCCATTGATGAGCTTGTTGCGCCCGGGCGCGGCCAGGCCCTGCTGGGAGCCATCGGCGAACTGCAGCGGGCCGCTCGTGATGACCGGGTTCGCCGCGGCGAGGGCGTTGGCGATGCCAATCGCATTCAGGTTGAAGACCGTGTAGGTCTCGACGCCATCGGCGCTGAACCCCTGCAGATAAAACGCCGTCGCGTCTTCCGTGTAGTCCACGCCGGGCTGCAGGAACACCCCGCTCAACATCAGCCAGGCGAAGCCCACCGTGTGGGCATAGGCAATCGTCGTCGCGCCGGCGGTGGGCACGAAGGCGGGCATCGACGGCAGGTACGTGCTCGACGGGTTGTACACCCCCTGGGTCTGCACTTCCAGCGTGTCCGTTGAGGTCAACGCTGCTGTCAGGTTGATGTGTACGTTGTCCGCGTTCAGGGTGTAGTGCTGGCCGCGCGTGAGCTTCAGGCCGTTCTTCCACACCGTCACGAACGGGGAGGTGAAGCCACTGGTGCGCAGCGCCGTGTCCCCATTCGCAAACGAGCCCACGGTGTCGGTCGCGCCGACCGCGTACCACTGTGAGGCCGGCTGCGTGGTGCTGTTGGCCGTAGTCTGCACCGTGCTGTCGGGGAACTGCACCCCGCCGGACTTCGTCGTGATCTTGCCGCTGTAGACCGGGTTCTCCGCGTTCGCGTACCAGCCCACGGTCCACTTCGAGACGCCGTCCGAGACTAGGAAGAACACGTCGTTCTGCGCCAGGGAATACGGCACCGCCAGCTCGCACGTGTCGCCGCTCTGCACGGCAATCGAGTTCGCCCCGGTCGAGGTGTTCTTGATGGCCACACCGGCCGCAGCCGGGAAGATATTGGCCTTCGGCAGCGTGGTGGTCACGCCCACCGCCGTCTGGTAAACGATGGTCCCCAGGTGCGCAATGCCCAGCGTCTGCGCGCCGTTGTAGGTGTTCTGCCCGGCGAACTGCACGCCCGTCGTGGCCGCCACCGCATAGACCCCGGTAGCATCACTGAACATCGCCGTGGCCTTGCCCTGGATCACCTGCGCCGTGGGCGTCTGCCCCTGCGCCTGCACGGTGAGCGTGTAGGGCCCGGTGGTGAGGTTCTGCACCGTGAAGTTGTGCGGCGTGGCCGGCACCAGGATGATCGCGTTGGACGCCAGGGCTCCGCTGACCTGGTAGATCCCGTTGGCCGCCTGCGCGGTGGTCAGCGTGGTCGTGCCACCGGTGGTGGTGAGCTGCAGCTCCGCGTTGAGCGGAGTGACCGAGTTGGCGGCGTTCTGCGCGGCGGTGGCGCTCGTCTGCGCGCTGGCGGCCGAGGTCGCCGAGGCGCTGGCGCTGGACTGCGCGCTGGCGGCCGAGGCCGAGGCGTTGTTCGCCTGGGTCTGGACGTTGTTGATGATCGTCTGGTTGTCCGCTTGCAGCTTGGCGAACGAGCGCACCGAGCCTCCGGCGGTGGTCACCGTGGTGTTGGCGTCCCCGTTGACGATGGAATGCGCCAACCCGACGTCGGCCTGGAACTCAGAAATGCTATCTGCTAACGATGTCATAGGTATGTGCTCACCAGTATCCGGGGGCCGGCATCACGGTATTGATCAGGTCGTGCAGCACCGCGCGATAGATGAAGTCCTGTTGGGTCACATAGTCGAGCTGCCAAGTACTGGCGAGAATCCCCGCCGGCGCCGCCGTCGCTGCCATGCCGTACTGGCCCGTCCCCACCGGGACGAGCTGAATCTCCTCGACTTCGAGGAGCGTGGCCATGAGGATCGACGCCTGGAGGGTCATCCCGCGCGCACCCGGAACTTGAGCAGGTCATTGACGGTCTGCTTGTTGCCAGAGCCGAACGTCACCACGATCTGGCCTTCGTACACCCCGGCCGGAACCTGCAGCGTGGTGCCTGGGAAGTTGAACATGATCTTGCCGTCCGTGCCGGTCGTGACGTACACACAGTTGACCGTCGCCAGGGGCGCGGTGCCGGCGGCGATGCCACCAACCGGGTACATCTTCATCACTGCGGCTGTGCCGGTTGGAGACAGATCAATCGGCAGGTTCGTGGCCGCGTCCGTGATCTGCAGGGGGATGAACGGCAGATTGTCGCCGGCCACCAGGTCAATCGTTGCAATGGTCATACCCACCCCTGGAATTCAATGCGCGTGCTGGCGCGACCCAAGCCCTTCTCGACCTTGCGGCGGGCGTCGGCGATGTCCAGCCGGAAGCGCGCCTGCATCTGCAGCGCGGCGGCCGGGTCGGAGTACGGCTGACCGGGGGTGCCGTAGAGGCGGGCCTTGGCGCCGTGGGCGATCTCTTCCAGGTAGTGCTCGAACAGGCTGCTGTCGACGGTGGTCGAGGCCCGCGTGGGGGCGACAGCGATCCGCATGGTCAGGGCGTTCGGCAGCGTCAGCACCGGATACGGCACCAGGATCACCTCCGGCACAATCAACCGCGTGATGTACGCCGGGTTGCCCTGCAGCGTGCGCCAATCCAACGAGCGGTAGATGCGCGAGAGCTCATCCGGGGACTTCGGGATCAGCAGCACGTTGTTGTACCAGGCTTGGATCACGTCCACGAACTCAGTGTTCGGCGGGGTCTCGACGAGGTAGCTCGCCACGTTGTTCACGCCGGTCTGCGGATCCGCATCCGCCTGGAGAAACCGGGTCTTCTTGCAGAACTCGATGCAGGCGTTGCGCACGGAGTTGATGGCCACGAATTCCGGCACATCCGGCACGAATGGCAGGACCTCCGGCAGAAAATTGTCATATGGGACCGTGAAGCCGTAGGTTTCGCTCACGAGTTAGCTCCTGGCATCGGCTGGGCGTTCCTGCCACCCAGCGTCTGGTTCGGGTTGTTCGTTTCTTCCAGCACCGCCACCTTGCCCATGGCCTGCGCGAACGATTCCTGGTACATCTTCGCCAGCTCAACCCCCGGCGCATACTCGGCGTCCTTGGAGTTCGCGCGAAAGAGCACGTAGTCCAGCAGCGCGGTCTGCAGCACGTCGCCAATCAGTAGCGGCTGGGTCTCGTCGGTGATCTCGGCCGGCGTGCGCGAGTAGCACAGCTCAACCTGGTTGGTGCCGTCCGAGGGAGGCCACACGTAGAACGAGCGGGGCTCCTGCATGTCGTAGACGAAGTTCTTCTGGATGTTCGACGCGGTGTCGGTGTGCCAGTTGGGGTTCTGCCCGTCGAGCACCGAACGCGAGACCACGCGCAGCGCGCGACCCGGGGTGGTGCCGTTGGCGCCCATGTTCCGGTAGAGGTCGAGCAGCAGGTAACCATCGGCGGGCAGTATCTGCCGGGTGCCAACGACGAGCGGAAAGGCGATGGTGGTAGCACTGGCGTTGGGCTGGATCTGAACGATCTGGCGCTGCCCGTCGCTCATCCACCCCATCAGCTCCGACCGGGTCCAGCGGGTATTGGCAGCATCCAGGAGCTGGGTTGCCGCTTTGTTGATGACTTGTGTCCCGGTGATCAGGCCCATCAGGGTGCTCCGTTCAGCAATGCACTCGGTATTCGGCGCGACTTTCCGTGCTGGAGGAAGTCGCCGGGTAGTTCAATGAACCGCTGCAGGGTCGGCACGTACGCGAGGTACACATCCACCTCCCCCACCGTGGGGCGGTCGCGCCTGCGTCTACCCGACAACGAAATGCGCCAGCCGCCGTTCGAAAACCCTGCCAACTTCACATTCACGCGGACGAACTGCCCGCCCCGCTCGGCCACGAAGTCGTAGCCGTTGTTGTCAACAAGGGATACCAGGATGCGGTATCCCTTGCCGGTGAAGTGCGCGTAACCGAGCACCTCCACCGTTCGCCAATCCATTACGACGAGTGCGTTGCCACCCAAGTCACACCGTCCGGCGTGACGAACACCGAGCTCTTGTTCGCGCCCACCGAGAACGCGGCATTCGCGGCGAGCTGGTTGATCACCCCGCCCACCGGTGGGTAGATGCTCAGCGCGTTAGTGGCGTTGTTGTTGAACACCGTGATGTAGGCCGAGCCCTGGTTGGGCAGAATCGCGCCCGAGCTGGCCGCCACCGTGGTGAAGATGGCGATGTCGTTGCCGATGGGCGTGGCCGTCGCCTGGGTCGTGCCCGCGGCGGACAGGTTGTTGCCCAGGTCCCCGCCGGCGACCGCATTGGCGCTGGCGGGCCACTCGCCGAGGGCGACGAGTTTTGCAGCAGTAGTCATGTAGGTTCTCCTGAAGTCCGAAGGAGAGCGGGGGTTGTGCCCCCGCCCTGCGCTTAGTTGGCTGCGATCAGCAGGGCCAACGCGTTCGGCTGGGTGACCTGGTAGCCGTAGATGTTCAGGCCACGGACCAGGTTGCCAAAGTCGCTCGGGTTCTGCAGGCTCTCAACCTTGGCGATCTGCGAGGCGAAGCTGATGGCCGACTTGTGGCCCGCGACAATCGCGTGGCGCTTGGCCGTACCACCCTGGGCGCCGCCGGTCCAGTTCTGCGCGGCGGCAGCGCGCGGGGTCAGGTTCGACACGTAGACCGTGAAGCGGTCGATGGCACCGATGCGGCCGTTGCGTAGGATCGACTGGCCATCACCCATGAACTGCGCTTGCGCCAGGTTCGACTGCATCAGCAGCTGACGCTCGGTCGGGGTGAGGATCAGCCAGCGGTCCGTCTCCGGCACGTTGGCTTCATCCAGCGTCGACGACAGGTTGGTGATGCTCTGCAGGATGTTCGCTGCAGTCAGCGCCACCGGGGCCGTGTCGGTGCCCAGGTTGTACGCGCCGGAAATCTGGCCGGCGGTCGCGCCCATGTTGCCGGCGGCGCCCTGGTTGAAGGTGCCCCCCAGCACGTCCTTGTCGATCTGGATCTTCATCTGCATGGACGCGTCGTTGGTGAACATGTCCATGAGCTTCGGCTTCGACTGCAGCTCGAGAACGTTGTTGACGTTCACGCCGAAATATTTGCCCTTGTTGATCTGCAGGGTGATGGTGCTCGGCGACGGCACATCGTAGTTCAGCGACTGGCCGACGCTGTACGAGTAGATGTTGATCGTCGGGATGGTGTTGATGATCACCGTGTCGCCCAGCTGGCTGATGTCACCCTGCCAGTCGGTGTTGGCGATCTCACCAAAGACCGTGGCGGCGTAGAACTTCTGCGCCAGCTTGCCCGACCACAGGGCCGGGATGAACGTACCGGAGTACGCGGTGCCTGCGTAGGCAACCTGGCCGGCGGGGCTGTTAAAGCCACCGGCGTTGATGGGGTAAGTTGCGCCCGGGGTAATCGTGGTCATGCTGATCTCCTGAATTAAGGTTTAACCAGCCAACAATCCCCGGGCAAGCTGCTAACGTACTCGGCCTTCGGCGATTGCGGCATTAAGGTCTGCTTCCAAGCGGACCGCCTCATCGGTCGAGATCGCACCACGGCGGCAGTCAGCGTAGAACCGATTGATGGACGCTTCCGTCCAGAGCATGGGCTGCTTGCCTTCGGGCGCCGCACTCGACCGGGTGCGGGCGGGGGTGACCTGGCGTTCGAGTTCCTTGGCGGGCTTCCCAGCAACCTGCGGCGGCGTGATCGTGGCGATGTAGGCGTTGAAAATCGCGGCTGTCCTCGCTACGTCCTTCCGGTCGGCGGCGTTGTCCAGCGCCATCTTGCGCGGGATGCCGTAGATCGGGTCCACCTGCTGCAGCCATGCCATGAACCCGGGGTCGACGTTGACAGCTTCGACGGTCGGGACGGCCTGGCGCAGGGCTGCGTAGAACTGGCTTTCGGCAGTCTGCGCAGCGGTTTGCTGGGCGGTGCCTACCTGGGACTTGAGCTGGGCGTTCTCGTCGCGCAACTTCTGGAGTTCGGCGTTCAGAGGCGCAGTGACCTCGCGCGCCGCGCGCTCCATCATGTTCACGAGATCCGGCCCGAAGTTCTCTCGATCCTGGTCGGTAATCAACCGCTGCGGCTCCGGGGGCGGCGTGTGGGGCTTGGCTTCGACATCGCGGCGCAGCGTATCCATCTGCTCGCGCAACTCGCGGTTTTGGGTGTACAGGCGCGGAACCTCCGCGTCGAACATGCCCTTCAACGTCGAATACTTGTGCTCCCAGTCAACCGGTCTCGGTTCGGCAACGGGCGGGGTGGCCGGTTGCGGTTCGGGTTGCGGCGTTACGGCAGGGTCCTGCGGCTGCGGTGTCGGTGCTGGCTCGCCCAGGTTGGGCGCCGCGCCATTCACTTGCGCCATGAAGGCATCTGCAGCGTCGGCTGCTTCCTGAACTGATTTGGGCAATCCCATTTTTCAACACTCCCCCGCTCCGGTGTTCCCGGTCAGCGGATTCACTTTTGAGATGCTGCTTGGCCCCCGTGTGGTCGGCCTTGCGCGCCTTTACTGCTGCATCTTCCGGGCGAGCTCTTCGCCCTGGTCGACGTACCGCAAAATCGTTTCGAGGACTTCCACCTCGGCCTGGCAGCGCGCGACGGCATCCATCGTGCGGGCGTGCTTCAGACAATCCAGGGCCTCATCGCGCGACTCCCGAAGGTGTGTCACCAGATGGGCAAACTCGGCGGCGCGCAGCCGCGAGTACGCTGAATATGCCTGCCAGGCTTGAATTCGTTTCACTTGCTCAGGCCGTCACCAGTGTTGCGGTCGACCGAGAACTCCTTGTTGCCCGGGCGGTTGTGGAACTTGTCCAGGCCCTTCGAGGAATTCACGCCACCGCCCGAGCTGCCCTTCGCTAGGCCCGTGCCGTTTTCGACCTTGCCACCGGGGAAGTCGCCTTTGCCGCGCTCCTGGAGGCTGGCCATGCTGCCAGTCTTCGCCATCGTTGGCTCCTGTATTAATGTGCTAACAACATACAAGTAACACGCTAACAGATAATTTGCAGTTTGGGAAGTCCCCCGCACATCACTGGTTTACGAAGTGGTTGGTGACCGGGGCGCCGTTGCTGAGCTGCGCGCCCGGCGTGGGCTGCGCGCCCTGCTGCTGGCCCGGGATCCCGTTGCCCGGCGTGGGCCCGGCCGGGGCGGCGCCGAGGCCGATCAGCGGGGCGGTGACCAGGGCGTCGCGGGCCTGCTGCGCCAGTGGCTCGCTCTGCGGGAACACGCCGTGCTTGAGCAGCATCTGCTGCGCAAACTTCTGCTGCTCGAGCTCCTTGGTCTGCGCCTGCATCTGGTTCTGCTGCATGGCCTGGGCCTTGGCCGCCATGGCCCAGCGTTGCTTGAGGATCGGGATCGGCGGCACGATGTCGTCGGTCGTGAGGTCGAGGGTCTTGGCTACTTCGCGCAGCAGCCGCGCGATGCCTTCCTGGCCGATGACGCCCTGGGCAATCGGGTTCGACAGCGCGGTCTGGAGGAACTGGCTCTGGCGCTGGGCGGCCGACTCCTTCTGCAGCATCGCCGCGGCCCCCCGCGCCTTGATGTTGACGTCCCCCTTGAGGTCGGGGTCGTCGCCGTAGCGCATGTTGTAGTAGTAGAGGCGGTTAATCGACGGCTCCGTGACCCGCTCGTCGATGTTGGCGATGACCTGCTTGATGGCCTTGCCCGCGTTGCCCATCAGCATCGACATGCCCGAAGCGGTCCGGCCAGCGCCGCCCGAGGGAGCATCGCCCGCCATGTAGCGCGGAATCCCGGTGTATTCGTCGGCCAGCACCGAGAACTTCTCGTAAATCTGCATCAGCTCGTTGGCGATGCTGGCCGGCTGCTCGAACTGCATGGCCGGCTGGCTGCCCATCTGTGGGTCGCTCGTGACCTGCCACACCTTCCACGGGTACAGCTGGGTGATCTTCTCCCCTTCGGGCAGGCGGTCGATGTTGTAGACAACCTGCGGGCCCGAGGCGAGGGACATGTTGTTCACCAGGGCGCGGGCGGCGGCGTTGCACACGTCCTGGGTGTCGCGGCACAGGTCCGCCACCGAGTTGCCCCAAAACGCGCCCGGGATCTCCTCATAGCTCGCCTTGTAGTACGGCTTGCGCCCGAGCGGATCCGGGTTCATCACGGCCTTGATGACCCACTGGCCGATCAGCCAGGCTTCGACCGGGTACTCGAGCAGCGGGTCGGGGATCTCCTGCTCGCTCATGCCCCACTCGATGAGCAGCTTGCCCTGCACCGAGCCCCAAAACTGCAGCGCGTCGATCAGCTCGCTGGGGTTGGTGGCGACGCCAATGGTGGCCTTGCCCTCGGCCGTGGCCTGGGCGGTGTCCACATAGATCCATTCGCGCAGCCCGCCGCGCCCGTAGTCGTCCAGGACCGCGTGGATGGCCTTGTTGTTGTAGCCGTCGACATCGAGCAGGGCCACCAGGTCGGCGCGGTGCAGCTTATGCCGCTCGATGAGCCAGCCATCCTCGATGTTCGAGGCGTCCGGGGCCGGGTAGACGTGGAACGGGTCGACGCGCTCCCATTCGAGCACCAGCTCCTGCTTGACGTCGGGGACATAGTTGCCGTCCGGGCCCTTGACCCAGGCGAGCTTGTTGCGGTTGCGCACCACCGGGCCCTTGATGAAGGCCGAGGGGAAGGTGGTGATGTCGTCGATGAACTCGGAAAAGGCCCGCATGAAGCCCCCTTCGAGCAACTGCTCCGACATCTTGTCGCTCATGCGGTCGGCCTGCTGCCGCGCCAGGTCCTGCAGCTGGGCCAGCGCCATCTCCTTGAGCCCCAGCAGCATCGCGCGCACCTCCATGTCGGAGGGCGGGTTGCCGTTGTCCATGAGCTGCTGGATCTGCTCGGTGGCCGTCTGCAGGCACTCCTGCACCAGGTCCGGCGGCATGCTGGCCACCGGCGAGGGCTCGATGGTCCAGGGCTTGTCCTGGGCGGTGGTGATCACGACATCCCGGATCCAGCTGGCCGCGCTGCGGCACTTGTTGCTGGTCAGGTGCATGTAGATCATCGCCGAGCCCTGCTCCCCCAGGATCGCCAGCTTCTCGGGGTCATATTCGCCGCGGCGCTGGCGCAGGGACTTGAGCATCTTCTGCTCGGCCGTCATCTCCTTGGCCATGCGCGCCTGGGACCACAACCGGCGGATGTGCCCCGCAAAGCCCTGGATCACGCCCTCATTGTTCGCTTCGAGTGCTGCCGCCTTCTCTTCTGCGATCAGCTGCGCGTTATTCTTCAGGCTCACGATGCCACCGACCGAGGTCGACATCGGCTGTGATCCGGTGAGGTTCAGGGCTTGTGGCATGGGGGGAGAAAGTGTATAGACTTGCTCACATATACCACATAACATGCTAACTTGTTAAGAGTAAAACCAACTGACCCGCTCGACCGGGCGAGCCTGGGTGCGCGTGCTGCCGCCGGTGAGGTTGCCGTTCGCGTGCAGGCAGGCGTACTGGTGCCCGTCTAGCAAGTGGGAGTACATGTTCTTCTCCGGCTTGTCGTCGGCGTCCCCCGATTGCCGGAGCTTGTAGCGATACCCGCCGGCGAGGCCCCGCACCAAGGTCGGACAATGCGTCCCGTCAATGACGTGGGCTGGCTTGCCATCGACCATGCGGGTGAGCCAGGCATCGACGCCGGAGATCCGTGCGGGGATCGAGTTGGTCTTGGCCGCCACCACCCGGAAGCCCTCGGCCCGGATGATGTCATACACACTCTTCTCGTCGGTCTGCGACCGCTGGGTGCCGGCCGGGTCCCCCACGATCAGGACGTTCATGCCGGAGAAGCGCGGCGTGGCCAGCATGGGCTTGAGCTTCTCGCGCAGGAAGCGCAGCTCACCCATGCCGTCACTGGTCAGCTCGGCGTACGTGATCAGGCGCCCGCGGGGGTCGACCTGGCTGATGGTGCAGGCCGGCGTCAGGCCGAAGTCGTGCCCGATCAGCAGCGGGTGGGTCGAGATCCGAATCGGCGTCAGGGGCTGCTTGGCTATGTGCACGCTGCGGTCGAACGCCGGGAACACGGGCTTGCCGGACAGGGACGCGCCGAACCGGCCGTGCACATAGATATCGATCCAGTTCTGCGGCTTGCCCTCCATCAGGTTCTCGTAGTACCCGTCCTTCAGGTACTGGAGCCAGTCGGCTTCCGGCGACGTGCCCGAGGGTTGGAAGAAGCACGCGGCATTGTCCGGCGGGTTGTTCAGGTACTCTTCCCACCAGGTGTCGAAGTCCGGCGGGTTCGAGGCCCCCCAAAACTTGTCGATCTGGTTGCCGAAGTCGTCCTTGCACCCCACCCCGTTGTCCGCCTTGGAGGGGTAGCGCCCCAGGCGCCCCTGCAGCGCCATGAACACGGCCGGGTTCAGTTCCCGGAATTCGTCGGCAATACCAAACGTGGCCTGCAGGGAGAGGAGACGTCGAACGTCAGCCGCGTCATCAAGGCCGCGGAACAGTACCTCACACTCGACGTCGTCAAAGCGTAAGGTGAACTTATAGTTCGTTTTTTCGTAAGTCCCTGCCAGGCCGTCTGGATACCAGCGCAGGAAGTCAGGGATTGAGGTGTCTCGGAGCTGTTCGCGCGACTGGCGTACCCAAATAGCACGACTGCGGCGAACACCATCGCGGCAAGGCGCAATGCGTTTCGCTTCATGGGCAATCTTCAAGATCATGGCGGTGGTCTTCGTGGAGCCCACGGGTCCCATCACCAGGTTGATGAACTTATCGCTCGTGAAGAACTCCAGCAGCGACGGCGGGGGGGTATAGGTGACTGCGCTCATTTATTTGGCGTCGACGTCGATCACGTCGACCTTCTTGACGCTCGCGCGCACGGTGGCCGGGTCAAGGTTGATGCTGATGCTGAACGCCGGGCCGGTGGCGCCCTGGTTGACCTTCTGCTTGGGCAACACGTCCCCGGTCTTGCACAGCGCCTCGTAGATGGCCAGCTTCTGAGCGGGGGTGGTGTTGGCTGAGGCCCCGATGCGGATCAGCTCGTCCTGGATCAGCTCGGCGCCGAGCTTGGCCTTGGCCACCAGGACCCAGCCGTTGGCCTCGAGCTCCTTGCGCTGGGCCTCCACCGCGCGCAGGAAGGCCGGGTTGGTGGAGATCATCTCCCACCGCCGGCCCTCCCAGCCGAAGCGCCGGGCGACGTCCTCGGGGTCTTCCAGGCCCTGGGCGATGGCCACCACCATCTCGGGTGGCCAGTTCAGGTGCGTTTGCGCCAGGGGGTCGAAGATGACATCAGTGGACGGTGTGCTCACGCTTTTCTCCCTGGGCGCGCAGCACGGTGGCAATGGCCTCCAGGGCGTGCGGGGCGTGCTGCAGCAGCTCGGTATCCAGCATACTGAAGCGCGTGTTGACGGTGAGCTGTCCGTTGTCTTCGGGGTCGTCAAAGAAGCGGACCACCATGCGACAGCCCTCCAGGGGGTCCTCGTCCTCGTCCTCGTCCTCGTACTGCCACTCGTTGAACGCCGCGCCCAGGAAGAACGCGAAGGCCACCAGGGCCAGGAAGCCACCGGCGGCCAGGCCAATCAGCAGGGGCTCATTCATCGCGCTTCTCCCTGCGTTGGCGGGGCTCACCCTGGGCGGCCTTGGCGCAGAGACCAAGCCACATAGTCCACATCGTGTACCAGCTCATTTCGTCTCCAGATGGGCCGTGAGGGCCCGGCGCAATACCTCCGAGACCGGTAGGCCCTGCGCTGCTGCGTGGGCTTTGACCTGCTCGAACAACTCCTTGGGTAGGTAGAAGTTGTGGCGAACCATGGGCTCCCTCACACCAGCTCCTTGAAGCGGTCGTTCAGCTCGGCCACGAGGGTGTGGATGGCGAGCAGCATGTGCTGGATCGGGTGCAGGGCCGGGTCCAGTTTGTCGATGATGATTTTTGCGCCGGCTTCGACCTCTTGCGCGGCGGTGTCTGCCAGGTGCTCGACTTCGGCCACGGCGGCTTGGAGGGCTGCGTGGGCTGTGTCTTCTTCGTGTGCCAGGTCGGGTGCGTACATTGTGGGCTCCAGGTGGTTAGAACGCGTCGATACGCTGATCGAGGCACACGTTGTAAAGCGTCTGCGCCGACCACTGATCCTCTAGGCGCTTCTGCTCGCTCTCGGCCAACGTCTTGAAGAACGGTGCATGCAGGAACTCGCCCAGCTTGGTGCGCCAGTTCTTGATGATGGCGCGCTCGCCAATCACACGCTGCTGGTGCGCCGGCAGGTGCGAGACATGCCCGATGTCGATGTATGCGGCCTCAAATACGTCTTTCGGGCTCCATGACGTGTAGCCGTCCGCGTACTTCACGGCGTAGCCATTCTTGCCGTCCTTATCCTGCGGCCATGCGGTGACTTGCTTGATGCCGATGTACTCGTGGGTCATGTGTTCTCCATGGGCTAGGTGTGTTTGGGGTCCCCCCGTCTTTCCGGGGTGTCAGCGCCGCGGCAGATTCAGGCTGTGCGCAGGCCCCCATGAAGTCCGCCCGAGGGCGCCACATCTGCCAGATGGTTCGAGGTATGGGGTTAGTTGAGGGCATGTTAACCGGTAGCCGTGTGTATGTGAAGAGGTTTGCGCATACACAAAGGTGAAAATTGGGGCTCGCAGTGCACGAGGTGGGCAAAGAGGGGGGCCCCCTCGCCCACGCTGGGTCCATGCCCCCCTACCCTACCTACCGGTAGATAGGCCAAATTCACCAAGCCACCTAGGACGTAGGGCCTCGTTTGTTAGCAGATTCACGCAGCCACCGAGGATGTAGGCCGGGCCGTCAACCGGACAAGGGACGAGTGTAGGACGGGACCGGGCATAGCGCCCAGTCCGGCACCGATCTTTAACAACGTGGGTAGTTCGCAGCCTGTTAGCACCTAGTGCACCGAGGGTACCAGTCCGCGCCGTTTTGGCGGACGGGTTCAAGCACTCAACCGCACTAGGGCGCAACTGGGCGCAGCACGAAACGACCTAATGTACCGTGCACCTTCGAGGGGCGCAGCCGCAGTCAGGCTACCGCAGGGAAGGTGCGACCGGAGCGCCGCTATGCCAGACGTCATGTAAGCCATGCATTCACTGAGTGCATGCGGTGGCCGCGGCATGTCGCCAGTCGGTCCTTGGCAAAGGCATTGTGTACGACGTGCTCACGACACTGCGCGGCAGGCTTGCCCGAACTATCCGCACCGAGAAACTCACTCACTTAGCGCCCGGCACCGTGGCGCGCAATAACGGGCCAAACCTAACTAGTCGCCCGGCGGGGCGTGGTCTGCGCCGCCGGGGGGCTACTTCAAGGGCACTGTGTGCACGTAGTGCACTGGGTGTATGTAGTGCACGTAGTGCACGCCGTGCCCTTGTTCTAGCCAGTCAGGCTTCACTAACTCAGTGACTCACTAACTCAGTGAACACACTAACCCAATGAGGGAGTAATACTATGGCACTCGCTAAGCAATTCATCCAGCGCGTCAAGGCTCTTGCCAACCGCAGCTTCAACGATGCGGAGAACCTGCGTGCACTCGGTGAGCAGGCCGTCAAGGCGGCCTATGCCAACCAGGACCTGGAGTATGCCCAGTTCATGCTGGACGTGCTGCCGGTCTACCTGCGCCGCCCGGTGGCGGCGTGGTTCAAGCGCGCCGGGCTGGAGGTGAGCCCGCCGGCCGTGGGCGACACGCTGTACAAGGTGGTCTGCGTGGTCGATCCGAAGCAACAAAACAAGGCCTTTGGCTTCGCCATGGCCACGCCGGTGGTCGCCACGGAACAGGCCGCGGCCAAGGCCAAGAAGTCCAAGGCACTGGTGGGGGAGGCGCACAGCCGCGCCATGGATGCGCTCAACAAGTGCGCCAAGCGGCTGGACACCGTGGACGCCGAGGCGGCCGGCGAGGTGCGCGCCATCGTCGGTAAGTTCGTCGAGTCCGAAGTCGCCAAGGCCCGCATCGCCGAGTTGGAGCGGTTGTTGGAGGTTGCCAACGCCACCAACATTGAACTGTTCAAGCGCGTGGAGGGGATTGTGGGCACCGAGGACGCCATGGAGGATGCCATGGAGGACGCCACGCCGCTGCCCGAGCTCAAGGTGGCTTAAGTTCGCCACGGTTGTGCAGGTCGAAATGCACCAGGCTCACTTGGTGGGCTTGGTGCATCCACACGTCAGGCGTGTGCTGAAGAGACCAGTCCGATGTGTGTACGTTGTTGCTAGGTGCGGACAATAGGTTAGCACCTACTAACTTACATACATGATCGTCTAATGTGGTTAGATAGCCGTGTATCGCAATAGACGGGCCGTGTATTGCATTTAGATATATGTTTATCACATTTCTATGCCGGAACGGGGTCGTTTATCCAAGCGGGGCTTATGGTTTTGGTGCGCTTGGTGGACGCCACGGTTTTTAGAAAAACCATACATAGCCTGGATGTTGATACACGGGCCCAGTTTTCCCATACATAACCTGGGGTGCACGCTGTGGATCCCGCTCTGGTGGCCGTTCTTATCTATAAACTCACTACCTAAACCATACACGTACCATCTAAGAAAAAGGATATACGTGCGCGAGCGAAAATTTTTGCGTACAAAAAAATTTCCACGAAGCACACGAAATTCTCACTGGAGGGGGTATACCCTTTTGCTTAGATGCTAAGTGTATGGTTTAGACGCATCGTGTATACTTGCGACTGGCCACCAGAGCGGGATCCACGGCATGTAGCCCGCTTTAGGTATGGGAAAACGCCCATCGTGTATGGGATCGTCAATCGTGTATGGGTTAGGAGATAAGCCATGGGTAGAACAGCCGCCGGCACGACCGGCAGGGTTAGCGTGTGCGGGGTGCTCATCCACCCCGAGTGGTACCGCACGCTGAAGGAATTGTCGAGGGTGGAAACTGAGCGGCAGCCGCTCAACTCCAAGGGGCGAAAGTCCAAAGTGTACTCCCCCGCCACGTTGGTCCGAGAAGCATTGGAGGCTGAGTACACCAAGCGCACCGAGGTCACTGCGTCCTTCGAGCAGATCCGGGAAACGCACCGCCGCCCCGGCCAACCCCCCTGGTATGGCGTCATGAAGAACTTCATGGAGAAGCACTTCAACCTGCCCTCCGAGGAGCAGATGCGCGCCGAGGGCGCCAAGGCTAAGGGCGACCTTGACCCCTACGAGCACGTGGTGGTTAGGCTGCGCCGCCCGGATATGGTCAAGTTCCAAGCCATGGCGGCCGCGGCAGGCATCGCCTTGGATGTCTTCGCCGCTGGGGTACTGAAGGATGCGGCCGGCTCAATGCTGGGGCGGCAGCTGTTGGTTAAAAAGTAACACCGCCAAGTGGGGCGCAGCTATCACGCCGCGCCCCTAGCCCACCAAGCCCACTAAGGAGCCAAATCATGTCTATCCGCAAAGCTGTCAAGCTAATCAAGCGCGCCGTCGTCGAAGCCCTCAAGCCCTACCGGGTGCGCATCATTGGGGGCACCCACGATGGCCAGGTACACAACGCCTGGAACGTGGCGGATGCCCTCAGCTGGGTGCGCTGCTATGGCGACGCCCGCAGCATCCGGGTGGAGACCCGCCGGGGTGGCTTCGTGGCTAGGCTGGCCCTGTGAGCTTGTGCATACGGTGTTGACCCATCGTGTGTATGTTGTTAGCATGTGGGCCACATAACGGGAGATACCCAATGAGCCTAGGCTATGCACGAGTGGACAAAGCACGCGAAGCCCTCATCGCGCACCACGGTCGTGTTGGGAGCGTTACCATCGGCCTCCCCGACTTCATCAACTTGCTCGTCGACCTGATGCATTTGGCGACGAGTGAGAGGCGCGACTTCGACCGGGCCCTGATGGAAGCACGATGGCATTACGCCATGGAGGCTGGCAAACCAGCTACAAACAAAGAACTTATCCAGCAGGAGCTCGCCAAGCTCACTGCGCAACTATTGGAGCTGTGAGGCAATGAGCACGATAAACACTGAGAAGGCAATGGACACCAAGATACCGGCCAACCCGGCCCCGAAGAACATGCAGGCCATCACCGACGTCATCGACGCCACGCTGCTGAAGGCGAGCAAAGCCCACGAAGCCCACCTGGCGCTGCGCACCGTCAAGGCCCTAGGTATGGGTTCCCTGGCGGGCTACCTGACGACGGCCGGGCATGAGTTGGGCCACATGGCCTGGGAGCACCTGAACCGGGCCGAGGACATTGTCCTGCGCCATGAGCCCTGTGTGTGCGACGCCTGTGGGGGCGAGCGGCCCAACCGGCTGAGCCGAGGGCAGTACGACAGCTACGTCAACCGGGTGCTGGAGCTCGAGGCGCTGTTTCGACAACAGTGAATCAGCTATCACGAATCACGACTGCGACTTCCGCGGTGGCTTGCATAGCGCCGCGGCTTTTTATATCTGATGGAAAGGGGGCACCATGCAGCAACGAACCAAGGCAGTGATGGCGCGCGAGCTGGATGACCTGCGCCACCGGCTGGCGGTATCGGAGGCCGAGCGTAAGATCCTGCGCGAGCAGCTGGCCGAGTACCAGCGCGAGCTGGAGGCCATGGCCCGCCGGCAATATGAGTACACCGAGGAGTGAACATGCGCATCATTGAGGAAGCGCAGAGGCTGGTGGCGTTCGTCACGCAGCAGGCCCAGAAGATGAACGACCCGCATGGTGATGGCACCGGCAACGATGCCGTGCCCCCCACCGGAGACGACTGGAACGAGCTGGCCACACACGTGGCCGAGCTGGGTGCCGTGCTCGACGACCTGGCCCATGTGTCCGAGGACGAGCGCGAGATGCTGCGTGACCACTACGGCTGGAGCGATGACATCGAGATCGACCACGACGCCATCACCAGCGAAGGCGAGGGCGGCAAGTGGGTGCAGGCGTGGCTGTGGCTGGCCAACGAGGACGAGGAGTGAACATGGCACCGAGTGAGGCAGAGCTGCGCCAGGAATTCGAGCGGCAGCACAAGGGGCGCAACCTCAAGCAGCACCGGCTGCGGGGGACATACTTCTCCCCCCCCATCGCGGCGCTGTGGAATCAGCATAAGCGCACGGCAGAATGGATGGCCGCCAACGCCGCCGCCCCTGCGCCGGCATCGCCTGCCGCGCTGACCGATGAGCAGCAGAGCCTGATTGCAGAGTTGGACTGGTGCATCGGCAATGGCTGCTATGGACCGCGAACCGAGAAGGTATTGCATCGCGCTCGCGCCCTACTCGCCGCCCAGCCCGCAGAAGATGCGTTGCTGTGCCAATGCGGGTATCCGCGCGAAACAGGCTGCAATGTGTTCGATCCAACATGCAAGCTACACAAGGAACAATCTAGTTCCACGCCCGCAGAGGATGCCCCGAAGCTATCCGCCGAATACGATGAACGCGGTCGTCACTGGCAGTCGCACGATGATGGGCTTGTGTCGCGTGTTGAGGCAGAGGATGCGCGCGGCGAAGTGGTCGTAACGTGGGATGAGACGCACACTCATATCCTCGCTGTAACGCGGCAGGATGATGAGGGGCGGATTCTGTCAGTGATTGCTGAGGCGGCGCCATCTCGGCAGCAAGGCGCGCTGTCGGAGCTTGATGAGCAATACGCGCGCATCTTCGAACAGATTGCGGAGGGCAGCGCCGCATACTTATCCGACCAAGCGCGCGGCCATTTGATGGATGCTGCCGTCTACCTGCGAAAAGAGCGCGCCTCGTCTCCGCGTGCGGAGGCGCAAGCCGTGCCGGAGCGGGATGCTACGCGCATTGATGACATTCGTGTGGTTGTTGAGTATCTCGACATCATTGTTCAGTCGAGAACTCCTGCCTATTGCGACAGAGGATCTCTTTTGGATGAGTCGATGAAACGATTGCGCCAGTATGTGTACGCACGGCTCGCCGCCGCTGAGGCGCCCAACGAGGGAGAGAAGCAATGATCAAGGCAACATCTGGCGATCTGGTCATCTTTGGCCTGTCGCGCCTCAATCTGGAAAAGCTGCAGGAAGGCAAGCCAATTGTGTTTGATGGCTCGGAGGTCGGGCTAAGCGGGAGCCGATTCCTGATCATGTTTGGCGAAACCGAAAACGACATTGCGCGCGACCTGATGCGCGCCTCTTCTGCGGGGGAAGCATGAAACCGATTCTGTGCTTGGACTTTGATGGCGTGATCCACTCCTACAGCAGCGGCTGGAAGGGAGCGAGGACCATCCCCGATGCCCCTGTCCCTGGCGCCCTGCAATTCATCGTTGAGGCGCTGGAGCAATTCGAGGTGCACATCTTCTCGTCGCGGTCGAACTACGTGTTCGGGCGCTTGGCCATGAAGCGCTGGCTGCGCCATCACCTACTGAATCAGACGGAATACTTTCCGAACGATCCCGCGTGGTGGGATGAACAAGTCTCACGCCGTGGCTGCATGACGATGGAGCCGTGGCACATCGTTGAACGCGATACCGCCGACGAGATCATCAAGCAGATCAAGTGGCCGACGCACAAGCCGCCCGCGCTGCTGACCATTGACGATAGGGCCGTCACATTCACGGGTACATGGCCGGCACTGAGCGAGATCAAATCATTCAAGCCATGGAACAAGCGCAAGGAATCGGCAAAGTGACCCCCGCCACTACCCCAGCAGATGGGCTGACTCTCGCGCCCTGTCCGTTTTGCGGCCATGATGAGCCATCTTTCGAGCGGCGCGGCACGCCTCGCCAGTCTTGCATCGTGGTCTGCGGCAATTGCGGTTGCCAGCACGAAAGTAGCGATGAGGACGAGCACTGCGGCGCCTCGTGGAACGAGCGCGCCACACCGGAGGATGCGCGGGACGCGGCGCGGTATCGGTGGCTTCGTGACTCATCAAACTGGCCCGATGAAATGGACGGCGCCGACGCAGCAATTGTCGTTGGATACGCAGGCGGCGAATCACTCTTGTCCGGCGAGCAACTGGACGCCGCAATCGACACCATGCTCGCCGCCATCCGCGCCGAGATTAAGGACCTCAACAAGGAGTAAATCATGGGTTACCGCTCTCATCGTAGGCACGCGCAACGCGATGCTCGCCGCGCTGGTTGAAGCCCGCATGGATAAGCAGCTCACCGAGGCACTGAAGGAGTGTGTGCTGCAGGACGACGGTGGCACCATCACCGTGGCCTTTATCGACCACGACACCAAATGGTATTCACACTATGAGGATGTCGCCATGCACGAAGCCCTCTTAGATTTCTTCGGGGGGAAGGCCGACGCGATCCTGACCGACGACGCGAACGAGGACGCTGCCATCGAAGGCCAGTTCGTGCGCATTGGGGAGGAGGACGAGGACATCGAGACCCGCACGTTCGGTGAGGGCTTTGACGTATGGGGCCGGCTGAGCGTCGAGCGCAGCATCTGCCGAGATCTCGGAACGTTCGACCGCACCAAGGACATGCGAGGAGCCACCCATGGCAGCACATAAGCCCAACGCCCGCGAGGTAGCCCTTCGTTACATCCGGGGTTATCTCACAGCGCACGGAGCGTCCAAGCGCGCCGAGATATTCAAGGCCGCCCCGAAGGGGTTGCGCTCGGCGATCAGCCCGTGGCTGGCGGCGTTCACCGAGGACGGGCTACTGCAGCGTCGGGTGGTGGGCAACCACACCCAGCCCCTGTATGAGTACGCCCTGCCCGGCCAGCTGCTGGGCACACCACGTATCTTCAACGCCCAGGCCACGCTCGATGCGTTCCAGGCGGCGGCCCGAGCCCACCTAGGGATCGAAGAGAGCTACGCCGATCAGCTATCACGGTTGGCACGTAGCCCACAAAGTGCACAGAACGCACACCGCGCGTCTGAGGAACTTGAGGCCGCGTAAGCTAGCAACGCGTTAACTCATTGATGAGTTAGCTAGTTGTGTGTATATTGTGGGCTCATTCAGGAGGATGCCTATGTCCGAAGACCTCGTCGTCGACAACTTCGTCGCGAATCTCATCGTCGACAACCTCGCCGCGATGATGGGCGATATAGACCGTAGGGAGCCGACCCAACCACACCCGGCGGAGAAGGACCACAACGTATCATGGGGGGTCAAGCACTCATGGTCCTGCGCGACGCGCCGATGGATTACACCCTCGAAAACAAAGCGTACCTCCGCGCCAACATCGCGTACAAGGTGGCGCTGCTCGACGCGGCGCACGTGCAGGGCGTGAGCCTGGCCAACATCGAGCGCATCGAGACCAGTCTCGCCTACTGGACAGCCCTGCTAATGGAGTAAGTAATCATGACGGAAAAGAAACTACCACTGGTGAGGTGCTACAAAGGGGTGTTCTACATCAATGCAGTCACGGCTGAACACTACGGCACGAACCTTGAACACTGGAGCACCGTCGAGGTCATGCGGGGCAAGGTCGTTGCGATCTACGACGGCGGTCACCGGCTCGTGGCGGTGACCGCATCAGGCTCAGGGGTGGTGTCCCACGTGATCACGGATTACCACGCGCTGTTTGCGGAGTCGTGGGAACGGGACGAGGTGATCCCGCTAGATCCGGAGGCGCTGGCGCATGTGCTCGAAGAGCGCGTGGCCGAGGCGATGATCGAAGTGTTAGCCGACCGGGTGGGAACATGAGCACCAAGGATCGGGTCTACAAGTCCGGTGCGAAGATCCCGGCGGCCCTCGCACGCGCGTTGATGGAGAACGCTGTCGAGATCGCCCTGGCCGTGGCGGAACGCGAGTTTTCCCCCGAAGACACGGGCCTCAACGAGTGGATCTGCGAGGCCGCCATGGAGTTCGAGGACCTGTACCGCGGGAAGGTATACGACGACCAGGGGGACTACTACAACCACATCCACGACTGGACGGTGGCGCGAATGGTCGCCCACCGCATGGAGCAGAAGCCATGAGCACCATCCGATGGGATAACGAGGAAGTCTCGCAAGAACTCGAGGAGCTGATCGCCAATGTGATTGAGATCGCCTACGTCTGCGGACGGCTGGGCTTCGAGGGCGGCAGTCTTATCCGCGGAGCGGATCAGCTCCTGATTAGAGACTGGGCCGAGGCCCACGAGGACGTGTGGCGGGAGGCAGGACAGGCCACCAAGAATAACTCACCGCACCCCTACTGCGAGTCCCTCACCGAGGATCCGCGCAGATCGGTGTGGACACGCATGGATTTCCGCAGGTTCACCGAGCAGTTCGTCGCGTGCAAGATCGCCGAGTGGCGCATGGAGCAGTAGCAGCTATCACGACGCAGTACCGAACGCAGTACCGAACGCAGTACCCCAACGCAGTACCCCGCATCATTCATTCACTAGGAGCAACACCATGAAGTTCCAAGACATCAAGACCTGCATCGTTGAGCAATTCAAGACGAGCAACCGTTCGATCCCCTACATCAAGGGGGCGCCTGGCGGTGGCAAGTCTGCCCTGGCCCTCGAGATCGGCAAGGAGGGCGAGGCGCTGTTCGGCAAGCCGTGGGACCACGTGATCGTGTTCAACGCATCGCTGCGGGAACCGACCGATCTGCTGGGCCTGCCCAACGTCCACGGGGAAGTCGCACGCTGGCTGCCGCCGGAAGAGCTGAGCGCCTGCGCAACCGGGCGCAACCTGCTCATCGTGGAAGAGCTTGGCGATGCCGCAGTGCCGATGCAGAACGCGCTGTCGGGGCTGTTCGAGCTGCGGGTGAACAACCTGCAGCTCTCCGATGAGACGTTCATCATCGCCACGGGTAACAAGACCGAGCACAAGTCCGGCGCGCACCGCATGACCACCAAGCTCGCCAACCGGCTGCGCCACTACGAGTTCGACACCAACCTCGACGACTGGTGCGACTGGGCGCTGGACAAGGGCGGCATCGACATCATGATGGTGCAGTTCCTGCGCTTCAAGCCGGGCATGCTGCATGACTTCGACGCCAACCGTGAGCTGAACCCCTCGCCGCGTTCGTGGGACAAGGCCAACCTGGTGCCGGAGACGCTGGACCCGCTGCTGTTCATGGAGTCCGTGGCGGGCGACGTGGGGCCGGGTGCCGCGGCCGAGTACACCGCGTTTCGCAAGATCGCGGCGAGCCTGCCGAGCATCGACAGCCTGCTGCTGAACCCGGCCACGGCCGACGTGCCGACCGATCCGGCGGTGTTGTTTGCCATGACCGGCGCGCTGACCATGCGCACCAACAAGGACAACATCGACCGGGTCACCGAGTTCACCAACCGCATGCCGGTGGACTTCAACGTGCTGTTCATGAATGACACGGTCAAGCTCAAGCCCGAGGTCAAGCAGACCAAGGCCTTCGTGCGTTGGGCAGTTTCGCACGCGACCGTGCTAATGTAGGCAGTACGCTAGCATGTTATACGGCCGTCACTTACTAACTTAGGAGTCCATCATGGACATGCGTGTACGTGTTACCTCGTTGAACGAGAAGGCGGTGCTGGTGAAGCTCTCCCGGCGCAAGGCCACCCTCACCCGGCGCGACGCCGATGCCGAGGAGATCCTGCAGCTGCAGCTTAACGACGCCTCGCTGGTGGTCAGCTCCAAGCTGTTCCGCGACAAGAACAACCCGGTGCGCCGCGCCCTCGCGGCGGCCGACGAGATGTACACCTGGCACAAGAAGCACACGATGCCTTGGAGCGATGAGGGCCCGCGCATCCTCCCGAACGCGATGTACTTCGAGTACACGCAGGAGATGAAGATGCGCATCGCCCACGCCGAGTCGGCTGCCGACCAGGTCGCCGCGAACTGGGACCAGCATGTGCTGGCGGACCTATCATTTCGCGCCAAGGCCCCCGGCGCCACGCGCAGCTCGCCGGCGGACTACCCCACTGCAGAGCAGTTCCGCCAGGCGATTGGCTTTGACCTGGTGTTCTCCCCCCTGCCCGACTCGTCGCACTTCCTGTTCGACATCGGCGACGAGGACAAGGAGGCGTTCGAGGGCGCCATGCGCGACGTCGCACGAAGCGCACGGAGGGACTGCATCGGCCGGATGTTAGAGCCAGTAAGGCACCTCGTTAGCAAGTTGTCCGTGACAATCGGGGAACCGGGGGCTATATTCCGAGACTCTGCCATCGAGAACGTCATCGAGGGTGTGGAGCTGGCGCGCAAGCTGAACATCGACGACGACCTGGAGATTGTCAGCGTGACGACCGAGCTGAGCAAGCTGATCGCGGGCATCAACGGCATGAAGGACCAGGTGCGCGAGTCGCAGGTGGTACGCGAGAACGCGCGGGATCGGCTGAAGGCGCTGCAGGACAAGCTGGCGCCGTTTATGGGGGGGGCGGCATGAACAGCAAGCAGCGGCGCAAAAACGCCCGAAAGCACAAGGAGGCCATGGCTGTGTGGATCGCCGAGTATGCCCTGACCTGGGGCCCGGTGCCCCGGGCGTACGTGCTCGCCTGGCGCGGGCGCATTCACAACGGGCGCGCGGCCCCACTCCATCACTGGGTCACCGTAATTTGAGGGGTTGGGATGCCGTACAAAAAGGCCGCAGTTAAGTATGCATCGACCATCGAGCGGCACACCACCATGTTGGTTGAATTAAAGCTGGCTGGCGCTGCGCCGCAGGTCATCGACCAGTACCGGACGAGCAACCCAGTCCGCATGCGCGAGATGTTGACCGCGATGCGACAAACATTGGCTCGGTTAGAAGAAGGAAATCGAAATCATGAACGCACCGATGAAGAAATCCTCGGCACCAACCGAGAACTACGTGCTGGTGTCCGTGGGCTGGAATGAGTTTCTGGCCTTTCCCGCGTCGATTGCCTCGACGGTTCTGCCGAACCTCGTCAAGCTCGATCGCAAGCACACGGACACCGGCGAGGAGTGGACCATCGACAACGATGGCCCGGCCATCAAGCTGCTCGAGGGCGACGTCATTATTGCGGCCCGCGTCGCGGCGAAGCTCGGCAAGTAAGCAACTCACTTAGGAGTTAGCAACATGAAGAAAGTATCGAAGCTGGACAAGGCCAAGGCGGCCCTGGTGCTGGATCACCCGTTCGTCGCCAGTGTGCTGCTGCGCCGGGAGATGAAGCCGCGCAAGGACATCCCGTACCTGGGCATCGACAAGCGCGCCACGATCTACTACAACCCGGAGACCATCGAGGGGCTCACCGTGCAGCAACTGGTGTGGGGACTGGCGCATGAGACGTTCCACTACATCGGCTCGCACTTCACGCGCCAGGGCCACCGCAACGCCAAGAAGTGGAACTACGCCGGCGACGCATGGATCAACGACACACTGACCAACGCGAAGATCGGCGACCCCATCGAGGGGACCGTGAACATGCCGGGCAGCAAGGACAAGTACGTCGAGCAAATCTACGACGAGCTGCCCGAGGACGATGGCGGCGAGGGTGAGGGCGGCCAGGGGGGCATGGGCGATGACATCCTGGACGAGGGTAAGCCACTCAGCGAGAGCGAGGCGCGAGAGATGGAGGCCCGGGTCAAGATCGAGGTCGCCGAGGCGGCCCAAGCCGCCAAGATGCGCGGCAAGCTGTCCGGCGCGTTGTCTGAGTTTGTGGCGGACTTCCTCGAATCGAAGACCCCATGGCACGAGATCCTCGAGCGGTACATGGTGGGCATGACCAGCCAGGACCTATCATGGAATCGCCCCAACAAGCGATACCTGTCCGGCGGGTTCTACCTGCCCGCCACGGCCAAGCAGCCGAGCATGGGCGAGGTCGTGCTGCAGATCGACGTGTCGGGCTCAATCAATGAGATCGAACTGGCGGCGTACAACGGGCATGTGGCGCGCATCGTTGACCAGTGCCAGCCGGAGAAGGTGCACGTGTTGTACACCGACACCCAGGTGGTGCGGCACCAGACGTTCGAGCAGGGCGAAGAGGTCAAGCTGGAGTTCATGCGCGGCGGCGGCACGGACATGCCGGCGGGCTTCGACTACGTGGCCGAGCAGGGCATCGAGCCCGAGGTGTTCGTGTGCCTGACGGATGGTTACACGGGTTGGGGGGAGGCGCCGGGGTTCCCGGTGGTGTGGTGCATCAGCTCCGACGTGAACGCGCCGTACGGGGACAACATCCACTTCGAGTTGGAGCACTGATGAAAGACAGGATCGAGAAGCTGGAGCGCGACCTGCGGCGCCAACGCCAAGACCCAGGTGCCCGCACACAGATGGTGTGCCGGGGTGGCCCCTACCACGGGCAACCGCTGTCGCTGCAGGGCAAAGCGAGCATGGTCTTCAGCGTCAACGGCTGGCGCGGCCGATACGTGTTCGAGCGGGAGCCGGTGAAGGGGATCGTGACGCGCAACGTGGCGAAGTGGGAGGACCTGTGACATGAACTGGGTCTGGCGGGAGGAGCACGGAGACTGGACCCTCGAGAATGCCGAGGGCTGCTACGCCATTGTGTGGGAGGGCTACGGCGGGCAGTGGTTCGCCGTCAGCGCATGGGACTCCAATAAAACCTGGCGGGGGGACACCTGTGAGGAGGTCAAAGAGCACGTAATCGTTGCGTGCGTGGCCTACCGCATGGAGCACGGGAAGGGTGCACCATGAAGTCCTCAATCCGCATGGAGGTCCGGGTCGTCTGCGTCACGCAGAGGGACAAGGAGCCGAGGTACCTGGTGGACATCGCGATTGAGCGCATGCCGTGGAAGAGCCTCCCGGTGGACTACCCGATCTCGCTGCCCGACGCTATGCAGTTAGCCTGCACGGAGTGGCGGCTATCTGGTAACTCGTTTGAAACTTAATCACTGAGACATGGAGGTGAACCATGGCCAAGGCCATCTCAGGCGCGCTGCTGGAGCAGCACCGCTACATTAACGTCATAGATGACGACTGGTGGGACTACGTGTGGGAGGAGTTCGCCGCGGACCTGCACATCAGGGGCATCGACCCCGACATGGAGTCGCTGAGGTTCTCATGCGGGTACTGCCAGGGGGACGACTGCAACTTCGAAGCCACCCTGGACCTGGCGAAGCTCCTCAGCGCCCATCAGAACCTGGCCCGGGAGTACCCCGAGGCGGGCACGTTCGCGCAGTGGGGACTGCTCGATGGCAAGGTCACGCTGCGCCGCCACGGGGGCAACAGCTACTCGATGCATGCCGAGCTATACGTTGAGTGCGACTGGCACACTGACAGCGAGGACCTGCGGGACATCGCCAAGCAACAACTGTACAAGGCGTTTGACCTGGGTGGGTTCGAAAAGGAAGTGACCGGCCTCTGCCGGGGCTATGCGAAGGACCTGCACCGCCAGCTGTACGAGGAAATGGAGTACCTGACTAGCGACGAGGCCGTGCGCGCCACGCTCGAAGCCAGCCCAGCATTTGACGAGGATGAAGATGACACCGGTGAAGCCGATGGAGCCCCCGAAGTACCGCAGCAAAGTGATGCCGACCTGGTCGATGCTGTGCCCGCTTGAGGCCGAGCTGCACTACGTCAAGGCCGCGCACACCGATGTGCGCCTGACATGGAATCGTGCGGCGCAGATCCGCACACAACTGAATGAGGTGCCCTAATGGGAATAACCGAATCGAAGCGCCTGGCCAGGGTGGAGTCCCGCCTGGTCCAGCTGATGATCCACATGGGGCTTGATCCATACGAGAGGACCTATGACGCAACCCACCCAGGGGTTCCCCTTGAACATGCTCGAGGCACTGCAGCGAGTGCACCAAGCGCAACTGGCGGCCCAACGGATGTCTGGCGAGACCGCCGAGCGGCTCAACCGGGCGACCCGGTCGATGATCTCGGTGCTGGTGATATACATTGGTTTGGGCCCGATCCCGCGCATCCGATCTGACCATGCCGAGGCCGTCAAGCACTTCAACCAGGTGCTCGACGACATGCATGAAACATGCTAACATCCGTCCCCACGTTAGCAAATAACGTGGGTTTCATCTACACATTGGAGGTGTAGTTTGAGAGCAATCCTTGCCGTCCTCGCCACGATCCTCGCGGCGTTCCTCGCCCTTGTCGCCCTCGCGGCGCTGGGTTTCTTCGGCGCCCTGGTTGACTTCGGTACGCATGCCTTCTTCGCACCGCGGTACGAGGAGGTGCGCCGGCAGACGTTCGACCAGTCGGGGATGTGATGCACAGCCTGCGAGAGTTTACAAGGCAGTACCCAGATCACGGCATGCCGTACTTTGGGGCGAACGAGATGATCCAATGGGGCGACGACGTGCAGACGCAGATGGGCCAGTTGTTCAACGCCATCACCCTCACCTCGCGCGAGGTCAACACATGCCGGGAGGAGTTGAACCATCTACGCACGGTCTATTCGTGGCTGATGACCAACCACCCGGAAGTCATTGAAGCCTACAAGACGGTGAAGGCCGTCGAGGAGCGTTTGGCATGAGCGTGAACAACGTCCAGATCGGCGGGGACCACTACAAGCGGTTGCCCATTGAGACCTGGGACTACATCGCCCGCAACGGCATCCCCTACCTGGAGGGCAACGTCATCAAGTACGTGAGCCGGTGGCGTGAGAAGGGGGGACTGCAGGACCTGAAGAAGGCGCAGCACTACCTGGCCAAATTGATTGAATTGGAGACGGAGGGCAAAGATGTTGGCGAATCCGAGCAGCATACCAACTAAGTACGCCCAGGACCTGATGAATAGCCACATTAACCATCAGGTGGGGGGTGGCCTTGGCCCGAGCACATGGGCTGCCGCTCGGCCGCGGACCATGATCGAAGCCGCCCCACGTGGGGAGGACTGGAGCATCGATCTCGAGCAGGTGGACGACGGCTACATCGTCAAGCTGACCCCCCGCGGCGTCTCCAAGGGGGTGGTTCGCCGGTTCATCGCCTGCGACCTGAACGACGCCATTGACAAGATCCGGGTCGGCCTGGTCGTCAACAAGATGGAGACCTGACACATGGCGGGCAACAAGCGGCCGAGAAAGCAGTATCGGCCGAAGCAGCAGTGCCTGCCCAAGACCATCGCGCTGGGCCGGGACGCCACATGGAGGTTGCAGATGGTGCCCCACCAGCAGCTGGAGAAGATGCGGGAGGGCCTCGGCGATGAGATTTCCTGGAACACGCTGGCCTGCCGATTGAACGTCGGCCTGACCCTGGCGGACCGGTGGTTCCCCCTGCTCAAGTCTGACATCGACGACGCGCTGGCGGCGCTGCGCGAGGTGTGGCTGCGCTACGAGATGCTGCGGAAGATGGGCGTGAACGGCGACCAGTTCCGCATCATCGGCCGGGGGTTGGTGTTTACCGACGAGATGCAGACACAGTGCACCCGCCGGGAAATCATGGGCGTCACCGATGAAGTGTTCAGCAAGGCCGCGATCTACGACGAGGAGGTAAAACGTGCAGCCTGATCTCGTGACCCTAGATTTTGAGACTCACTACGCGAAGGATTATTCCCTGTCGAAGATGACCACGGAGTCCTACATCCGGGACCCGCGCTTCGAGACCATCATGTGCGGGTTCAAGATCAACGACGAGCGCGCGTACTGGGTGCCAGGCCCCGAGGTGGGCAAGCACATCAAGTCACTGCAGCTCGAGAAGCGCAAGGTGCTCTGCCACCATACGGCGTTCGACGCAGCTATCATGGCCTGGCACTACGACACCCACCCGGCGATGCTGCTGGACACGATGTCCATGGCGCGGCCGGTGACGGGGCAGACCGTGGGGGTATCGCTCGCCGCGCTGGCGAAGAAGTTCATGCTCGGCGAAAAGGGCACCGAGGTCATCAAGGCCCTGGGCATGCGCTACGCCGACTTTACCCCGAGCCAGCTGCAGGAGTACGGCGGCTACTGTGTCAACGATGTGGAGCTGACCTACATCCTGTTCCAGGTGCTGCAGCAGTTCAGCACGCCGCAGGAGCTCTACCTCATCGACATGCTTATCCGCATGTTCACGGACCCGGTGGTCGAGTTTGACCGCACCACGCTGCGGGAGCACCTCAACGAGGTGCAGGCCAAGAAGGAACGGCTGCTGGCGCGCGTCGAGCAGGTGTGTGGCAAGGACGGGCTGATGTCCAACGACCAGCTCGCACAGATCCTGGAGAAGTTGGGGGTCGAGCCACCCACAAAGATCAGTGTGGCGAAGACCGCCAACGCCAAGACGAACCCAGGGGGCGAGCCGGTCTACACGTACGCCTTTTCCAAAACGGATGAGGGGTTCAAGGCGCTGCTGGAACACGAAGACCCCCGCGTCCAAGCCGTGGTCGCCGCCCGCCTAGGGGTCAAATCCACCCTGGAAGAGACCCGCACGCAATCGTTCATCGGCATCAGTGACCGCGGTGCCCTACCCATCTACTACAACTACTACGGCGCGCACACGGGCCGCGGCAGTGGGGGGGACAAGGTAAACCTGCAGAACCTGCCCCGCGGTGGCAACTTGCGCAAGGCGATGAAGGCGCCCCCTGGCCATGTGGTCGCGGCCTGCGACTCGGCGGCCATCGAAGCGCGCGTGGTGGCCTGGTGGGCCGGACAGCAGGACCTGGTGGATGACTTCGCGGCCGGCGTGGACATCTACTCCAAGTTTGCCTCGGACATCTACGGGCGGCCGATCAACCGGAAGTTCAAGGAGATCGTCGACGGCAAGGAAGTGTTCCCGATGTTCAAGGAAGGCTTCGTGGGCAAGACCGCTGTGCTCGGCCTTGGGTTCGGGATGGGGGCCGATAACTTCGAGCGGCAGCTGCGCAAGGAGAAGATCCCCGGCGGCCTGACGTTCGCGCAGCAGGTTGTTGACCTGTACCGTGGCAAGTATCACATGATCCCGAAGCTGTGGAAGCAGTGCGACGACGCCATGCGCAACGTCGTGCGGGGATTCACCAGCTACATCGGCGTGGGGATTCCCCTGAAGTGGGACCAGGACGGCATCCACCTACCCAACGGTATGTTGATCCGCTACCCGGAGCTGAAGCGAGGCAAGGACGGCTACGAGTACAAATCCCGCAGCGGGTGGACCAAGCTGTATGGTGGCAAGATCGTCGAGAACGTCGTCCAGGCCCTGGCGCGCATCGTCGTCTTCAATCAAATGGGGATGATCGACCAGCAGCTGCGGAAGCTGGACGACCGCGTGTCTCGTAAACGCCACAAAGTCGTCGGGACCACACATGATGAGGTGATCGCCGTCTGCCCGGTCGAGTTCCGTGAGCAACTTGTCGACATGATGCTGCAATGTATGCGAAAAGTCCCCAAATGGGCGGCCGGACTACCTATTAACTGTGAGGCAGAATCGGGTAACAACTACGGAGATTGCAAGTAACGCAATATTATGTGAGTTGATTTCCCCAAATCAGTGTGTATATTGTCTCGTACAACAAACACAAGACCATGCCTAGTTTGGGGAGCTTGCACCATGAAATATGATCAGAACCGCGCCCGCCAAGCGGTGAAGTACCTGGTGGAAACACCGTATTTCCCACATCGGGTGCGCGGGCTGCGCACGGAGGTGAAGCGACCGAGGGCCCTACCCTACACGGATGAGGCCGAGGTGCTAAACGAGCTGCTGGTGATCGGCCGGCAGAACCTCCAAGCGATGGAGAACCTCATCGCTGTCGCAGCCTACAAACGAGACGACGACCGCAACGAATACCAGCGGCTATACATGGCTGCCCAGCGCAAGCGGTTTAGGATGGCGGTCGAGCTCGAGGAGCGTCGGACAGGTCACAAGATGGGTCTGGACGAACGCACACGCTTCGCCCATGAGGTCCAGGCGCTGTGGCTAGAAGAGCGCGACGCCTATGTGGAGAGCCGGACTGTGCAAGTAAAACAACAGTTCGGGGAATACCCCACCCACGAGGACAAGAAGGCGTTCATCGAGGTGTTCTGGCAGAACAAGGCGGCGGAGCTACAGGCGATGCTGGCCGAGACGCCACGGCCGGATCACAATCTGCGCAAACGCAGGCGCGTTGTGCAGGTGACGGCACCAAGCGCACCAAACACCGCGATGGCTCAGGCGTTCCTAAAACAGAAGAACCGGTAAACTTTTGAAAGTTTACCCAAATTGTTTGTCGAGGCCGCTGTGGCGATGGCATAAGATCACCCGGCCTTGTATCACACCGGTTACGTTTGCTTACATTGAGATAGGAGCTCCACATGCCAACTGCCATGAGCGCGTGGACGTATTCGCACCTGGAAGGGTACGAGACGTGCCCGCGTCAGTTCCACGCGAAGTACGTGCTGAAACGCTTTCCGTTCGTTGCGACCGAGGCGACGAAGTGGGGGGACGCTGTGCACAAAGCGTTCGAGAATCGCATCGAGCATGGCGATGCGTTGCCCAACAACATGAGCCAGTGGACCAAGCTGGTCGATCAGTTCGCGCGCCTGCCCGGCACGAAGCTGATTGAGAAGAAGCTGGCAGTCGACCGCAGCTTCGAGACGTGCGACTACTGGAGCGCCTGGTCGCGTGGCAAGGTCGACCTCACCGTGATCAATAAGGATGCGGCGGTGATGGTCGACTGGAAGACCGGCAAGTTCAAGCCGAGTGAACAGCTTATGCTGTACGCTGGCTACGGATTTGCTAACTGGCCGCAGGTGCAGAAGATTGAAACCGGCTTCGTGTGGCTGAAGGACCGCAAGCTCACGAAGAAGGTGTGGACCCGCGAGGAGCAGCCGATCATCTGGCAGGAGTTCGCTCCACGTGTGCGTCGGCTGGAGTTGGCGCATGAGAAGGATCAGTGGCCGGCACGGCCGAGCGGACTGTGCAAAGGCTGGTGCCCAGTAACGGATTGCGAACACTACAAAGCACAATAAGTAGGTATACATGCAAGTCACGGAATATTCCTGGATGGGTCTGCAGCAGCTGGTGGATATGATCCTGTCGCAGCCGCAGATGTACTCCCCCGTCGTGGTCGAACTGGCGCAGCGGTTGATGATGACGGCAGATTACTTGGGGGGCTAGATGGCGGCGACACCGGAGGGCAAGGTCAAGAACGACATCAAGAAGCTACTGGACTCGATGGGCTTCTGGCGCGCAGGCGCTAAGCAGCCCAAGGTGCCAGTGATCGGCACCTACTACATGCCGGTCAGCCGGGGGATGGGGGTGCATGGCATCCCCGACTTTATCGGGTGCCTGCGGGGCAGGCGCTTCGACATCGAGGCCAAGGCCCCGGGGGAAGTGCCCACGCCAATGCAGGAGCTGCGCCACGAGGAGATACGCACCGCCGGCGGCATTGTTTTGGCAGTCGACGATGTTAGCAAGTTGAGGCAGTGGTTTGAGGAGAACGCATGTCTGCTGACATGATGGACAACGCCTCGGACGTCGAGGCACTGTTTAACCGCGCCACCATTGACAACGCCAGGGCAGCGAACAGACCGATCCACGGCAGCCACGCATGCCTGTGGTGTCGGGAGCCGCTGGTGCAGAACGCTACGGTGCCGCGCCGGTGGTGCGACGCCGAGTGCAGAGATTTGTGGGAACTGGCTAACAGATGATTCAAGCAGAATACGAGCCCAACGAAATACGGGATGGGGACATCGCCGCGTACCGCAAGCTGTGGGCCGCGGTGCTGCTCCAGGCGATCCGAGATTGGGAGGCCGTGGAGCGCGTCGAACACCGCGGCGAGTCAGATACGCGGTATGGGCAGTTCCCGGTCAAACACTTGCGCACCTGGTTCAAAAGTGATGCAATCCACCCGGGCTCCTTTGCCTGGGTGTGCATGGCCGTGGGGATGAACCCTGAGCGTGTGCGTGGCAAGATATTTGAAAACCCGCTTGCTCTGGTAGGGAGGCGAGAACGCGTATGAAAGACACACCGGCAAAGAAAGCCTACGATACGAAGTACGAGGCGAGCCCGCAGCAGGTCAAGAACCGCGAGGCCCGCAACCTGGCCCGCGCCCATGCGATCAAGGCGGGCAAAGTGCACAAAGGCGACGGTAAGGACGTCGACCACGTGAAGCCCTTGTTGAGCGGCGGCAGCTCCGCCGATGGCAATACCCGCGTGGTCAGTGAGAAAACCAACCGGGGCTGGCGCAAGGGCAGCGGCAGCTACGACCCGGGCAAACAGAAGAAGGGCTGAGATGCTCGTCTACAAATCCAAGAAGGCACTGCTGTTCCGGCTACGAGAGCCGGAACGCATCCTGAACGTGATCCCCACGGCCGTCAAAGTCCGCCACGAGGGCGAAATCCTCGTGGCGGTACCGCATCGGCCGGACGAAACTACTGTGCTCCGCAACCTTGGGTTCGATGCGCCCTCCCCCATCTCATACTATTACGACTGGCCGGGCCCACATCACCCATTCGAGGCGCAGCTTGAGACGTGCGCATTCGTGAGCCAGCACCCGCGGGCGTTCATTCTGAACTCCATGGGCACCGGCAAGACCACGAGCGCGCTGTGGGCGTATGACTACCTGCGGATGAACAAGGTAGTGCGCGGTGTAATCGTGGTGGCCCCGCTCTCAACGCTGGAACGCACCTGGGCGGACACGGTGTTTCGGTCGTTCCCACACCTAAGCTGCGCGGTGCTATACGGTACGGCCGCACGACGCAAGAAGCTGCTGGCTGCCGAGCACGACGTGTACATCGTGAACACGGACGGGCTCAAGGTCATCCACAAAGAGCTCAAGGACCGCACTGACATTGACCTGGTCATCATCGACGAGGTCGCCATGGCGCGCAACCACGGCACCGACCGCTGGAAGGTGCTCAACGAGGTCGTCAACAAGCAATGCCCGCGTCGCGCTTGGGGCCTCACCGGGGCACCGACGCCGAACGAGCCGACCGATGCGTGGGCCCAAGCCAAGCTCATCACGCCAAACAACGCGGACCTGCCGAAGTATTTCAGCGGCTTCCGTGAGCGCGCGATGTTCCAGGTGGACCAGTACACCTGGAAGGCCAAGCCCACCGCGCATGATGAGGTCATGAAGATCCTGCAGCCGTCGATCCGCTTCTCGCTCGATGACTGTACGGACCTGCCCGAGTCGGTGACGATCACCCGCGAGGTCCAGCTCACCACCGAGCAGCAGCGCATGTATGACGACATGGTGCGCAAGCTGATCGCCGAGCACGCCAGTGGCCAGGTGACCGCGGTGAACGCTGCAGTCAAGGCCGGCAAGCTGGTGCAGATTGCCTGCGGCGTGGCGTACGACGCCGATGGGAGCCACGTGACGATGGACTGTGGCCCACGCCTGGCGGAGCTGGAGGAGGTCATCGAAGAATCCGAAGGCAAGGTGCTGGTGTTCGCACCGCTCACCGGTGTGATCGAGCACATCGCCACCCACCTGCGCAAGCACTGGGAGATCGGCGTGGTTCACGGTGCCACCAAGAAGGAGGAGCGCGACGAAATCTTCCGGCGCTTCCAGGACCCGAAGGATCCGCTGCATGTGATCGTGGCCAACCCCGGCACGATGTCGCACGGTCTCACCCTAACTGAGGCCACGACGACGTGCTGGTACGCACCGATCAACTCGGCCGACGTGTTCGTTCAGGCCAATGCGCGGGTGCGCCGGCCAGGGCAGAAGCGCGCCACGGTGATCGTGCAGCTGCAGGGCACCCCGGTGGAGCGCAAGATGTACAGCCGTGTGAATGACAAGGTCAGCGCGCAGGATGTGCTGCTCGAGCTGATCGCTGCACAGGAGCTTCAGGTATGAGCGAAGTGGTAACAGAGTGGTTCCCGGCCAACGTCAAGCCCGCGTGGCCGGGGGTGTATGAGGTACAGGGGTTGTTCCACCATATTGAACCGTTCCGGCTGTGGTCGATGTGGGACGGTGGGCGGTGGCTGTGGGTAACGAGTAAGCGAGAGAAGGCGCCGCAGATGGTGCTGGCGGCGATGGCACAGGAAAGGCCCTGGCGGGGTATCGTGCCGCCGGTGCTGAGTTAGCAAGTCATGACTAATTTAACGGGAGGTTCCCCATGAAGCTGGACGACGTGGTTGGAAAGTACATCAAGCTGCGCGACCTCAAGGCGCAGATGAAGAAGGACTACGAGGAAAAGGTCAAGCCGGTCACGGATGCCATGGATCAAATCGAGGCGGCGCTGCTGGCCACCTTCGACAAGATCGGCACGGACTCGGTGAAGAGCGGCGCGGGCACCGCGTACATCTCGACGCGCACCAGCGCGACAGTGGTGGACAAAGTGGCGTTCCGGGACTTCATCCTGACCGACCCGGACAACTGGGCCCTGGCCGATCTGCGCGCGGCCAAGTCGGGTATCGAGCAGTTCGTTGACCAGCACCAGGACCTGCCCCCGGGCATCAACTGGACCGCCGAGCGCACGGTCAATGTGCGCCGCGCGTAAGACTTGCTAACTGCGCCCCTGCGGCGTACTCTTATATTTCCACCAAAGGAACTGAAATGGCTAACAATATCCCCGCACTGTTCTCCGGTAGCGCCAACGTCCCGGCGTTCCTGAAGTCGGCCGAGGTCACCAATGCGCTGGCCGCGCACCACACCGAGGGCTTCCCGAGCATGTCGCTCAAGGGCAAGACCTGGACCGTCAAGAAGGGCGGCGAGAGCAAGCTGCTCATGAACCCGAAGGACCCGGACAGCCCGGCGTCGTACATCGAGGTCGTGATCGTCAAGGCCAACCCGGTCAAGACGAAGGTCTGGTACGCCACCACCTGGGCGGATGGTGAGGAGCAAGGCAAGCCGACGTGCTTCTCCCGCGACGGTATCAAGCCCGACCCGCAGTCCGAGAAGCAGCAGAGCAAGACTTGCGCGCTGTGCCCCAAGAACCAGTGGGGCTCGAAGGTGAACCTGGACGGCACCCCCTCCAAGGGCAAGGCGTGCGGCGATAACATCCGCATGGCCATCGCCGCGCTGTCGGACCTGGACAATCCGATGCTGCTGCGGGTTCCGCCGGCGTCGATCAAGCCGGCCGGCGAATACGGGCAGATGCTGGCCAAGCGTGGCGTGCCGCTGGAGGCTGTGATCACCAAGCTGCGGTTCGACCCCGAGGCGCCGACTCCGAAGGTGCTGTTCGAACCGGTGGGCTTCCTCAGCGAGGAGCAGTTTAACCACGTGAAGGAAGTCGCCGCCAGCGAGCGCGTCGAGGCCATCCTCGGGGGTTCGCCGGCGGTGGACGAGGGTGAGGCCCAGGCCGACGCGCTGGGCGAGGTGCCGGCGCACCTGAAGGCCGCCACGCCACCGGCGAAGCCGAAGGCCACCCCGAAGGCCGAGCCGAAGCCCCCGGTGAAGACCCCGGAGGAGATCGCCGCCGAGGAAGAGGAGCGGCTGCTGGCCGAGCTGATGGCCAAGAAGGCGCTGCGCGATGCCAAGCAGATCACCCCGACCAAGACCGTGCGCGTGGACGAGATCGAGGCGGCGGTTCAGGCCGCCGAGCAGGGCCTGGGCGTGGCCGGTGCGCCGAAGGTGTCCGAGGTAGTCTCCGCCTCACAGGCGGCAGTCGATGCTGGTAGCATTGAGGTCGAGGCGATCCCGTCGCTCGAAAACATCACCTTCGACGACTGAGCGCCACACGAACCACCCGCCCTTCGGGGCGGGTTTTTCATCTTCAGGAAAAAGATAAATGGCACACCAAATTGATAAGCGAACGAAGGATGACGTGTCGGCCCGCTGCGTGCAGGCACTGTGCGCGGGGGAGTTCACCTGGCCGGAGATCGTCATGGGTGCGGCGGAGTTCGTCGGCCTGATGATCGGCACCCAGGCGGAGAACGGCATGCAAGGCAAGGAGCTCATCACGTACGCCCAGCGATTCATGGTGCAGGCTGCGCACACCGCCGGCGAGGCGAAGGGAAAGTCCGGGCTCATCATCCAGGAGTGAGGCATGGACACGCTGGAGTTTTTCCGCGCCATCCTCCCAGCGGTCGGGCCGTACTACCTCGCGTACATGGATGGCGACAAGCCGTACCCGTACCACGTCCTGTTCCCCACGCTCGAGACCTTGGCTCAGAAGGCCAAGGTGTTCGATGACCAAGGCAAGACGGTCTACCACGCATGCGCCTCCTACAAGGAGGCGTCGGTGTCTCTGCCCGACCCGAAGCGGCCTGGTGAGATGAGGAAGTATTACCGCGTGGCCGAGAACATGGGGCGCATCAAGTCCTTTTGGGTCGACATCGACTGCGGCGAGGACAAGGCCGATGCCGGCAAGGGCTACGCCACCAAGAAGGAAGGCGCCGGTGCACTCTATGAGTTCTGCCAACGTGTAGGACTTGTGGCCCCGATGCTGGTCAGCTCAGGCAATGGCTTGCACGCCTACTGGCCCCTGACCAAGGACATCAGCCCGAACGCCTGGCGTGCCGTGGCCACTGGTCTCAAGGCGGCGCTGGCCGAGCACAAAGTGCTCGCAGATCCCACGCGCACCGCGGATGCCTCGTCCATCCTGCGCCCGGTTGGCACGACCAACCGCAAGGGTGAGGGCAAGGGGGTCAAGGTCCTGCACCCTGGTGCTGGCGCCACGACCCCGGAGGCGTTTCTCGCAGCGATCAAAGCTGTTAGCACGTTGGCGCCTGTTGTTGAGGAGGTTCCTGCCTATTTGCGGGCGGCCGGCACCACGAACGCCCTGGCCGAAGCCGTGAAGCGGGACCACCCCCCGGCCTCCGCCGTGGCCGTGGCCGAGAAGTGCGCCCAGCTGGCGGCGATGCGCGACACACAGGGCTGTGTCGAGTACCCCATCTGGTTCAAGTGCCTAGGCCTCATCAAGCACTGCACCGAGGGGCTGGACCTGGCCCAGGAGTGGAGCAGCGGGCACCAGACCTACGACCCCCAGGCCACCGAGGCCAAGTTCGACGACTGGAACACCGGGCCCGCTACGTGTGCTTCGTTCCAGGCCGACAACCCCAAGGGGTGCGAGGGGTGCCAGTACCGCAAGGACGATGGCGGCTTCGCGCTGACCAGCCCGATCCAGCTGGGCACGGTGGCCCCCGAGACCTCGGCCGAGACGGTCGAGGCGCTGGCCGAGGATGAGACACCTATCACGGTGGACATCCCGTCGCCGCCGGATGGGTACGGGTGGGACGGCCGCCGACTCTGGCGCCTGGTGGAGAACGAAGACGGAGTGCCGACCCTGCGCACGCTGACCTCGGACCGCTTTTGGGTCTACGGGTGGGCGTCCGAGGACAAGGACTTCTCCGTGATGTGCAGGTTGATCAAGCCCAAGGGCGACCTGCTGGAATGGGACTTCAAGTCGAGCCTGCTGGCTTCACAGAGTGACCTCATGAAAGAATTGAGCCTACGATCAGTACATATCCCGAGCGAACCCAAGGACACCGCGCGCCACCTGTCGGCGTACGTGTCGGACTCGTTCGCGGCGATCAAGAAACAAGTGACCGAGATGGAGACCTGGCGTAACTTCGGCTGGGACAAGCGCCGCACCGCTTTCCTGCTTGGCGACCGAGTCTTCGAGACCAGCGGCGTCGAGCGCAAGGTGCGCTTGTCCTCCTCCGCGGCTGAGCTGGCCGAGGAGGCCTTCTTCGAGCCCCGCGGCACGCTGGATGCCTACGTGGGCGCGATGAACTCGGTGTATGGCATGCGCGGCATGGAGCCGATGCAGTTCGCCTACGCCAACGCGTTTGGATCGCTGCTGACGCCCTTCTCGGGCGAGCTGCTATACGCCGGCATCATGTTCGCCATCACCGGCCCACGCACGGCGCGCGGCAAGACTACCGTGTGCAACGCGGCGCTGGCGGGCTTCGGCGACGCGCGGCGCATGACGCACACCAAGTCCTCCACGGTGGCGGCGCGCCCTGGCTTCATGGGCACGCACAACAACCTGCCGATCCTGTTCGACGAGTTCACCGACATCGACCCGGCCGAGCTGAGCGCCTGGGCCTATGACGTGTCGTCGGGCATCGAGAAGTCCCGCATGCTGGCCACCGCCACGGGCGTGGGCCTGGCCAAGCCGCGGACCTGGATGATGGCGCCCTACATCACGGCGAACACCGACCTGCACGCCCGCCTGGCGCAGCACAAGGACAACTCGGCCGCGGAGGCGGTGCGGATCGTCCAGGTGCGCATCGATAAGTACGCGCTCCCGGTGCACCCAGCGGGCTTTGTGGCAGCCGCGCTGACCACCATGCAGCAGAACTGCGGGCACGCCGGCGAGGCATTCGTGCGCTACGTCACGACCAACCTCGAGAAGGTCATCACGGACGTCGCGCTCATGCGCAGCATGCTCGAGAGCCGGGTGCTGGGCGAGCCATACCGGAACTATCGCGCGCATGCGGCGGTGACGCTGGTGGCGGCGCAGATCCTGGTCGACCTGGGCATCGCCTACTTCGACATGAATCGGCTGGTCCCATTCGTGGTGAACATGCTGCACGAGATGCAGCTCGAGGTGCAGACCCAGAACATGGCGAGCGACGAGGACCTGCTGGCCCGCATGGTGAACAGCCTGGCGCCACGTATCATCTCGACCTGGGGCTACGCCACGGGCACGCGGTCGGCACCCGAGGAGGTGCGGATCACGCAGGAGATCGCCGGCCGGCGGATCATCGGCAACCCGTCCAACCCGGGTACGTATGACGGCCGCCTCTACATGTCCAAGCGGGCGGTGATGGACTGGTGCACGGACCGCCGGGCGGACTTTTCAGCGTTGCTCGACGGGGCCCGCCAGGCCGGCGTGCTGGTCTCCGACCACGAAGCGTTCAACTTAGCGCGCGGCACCACGGCGCCGGGGACGAAGACGACCTGCGTGGTGTTCGACCTGGCCAAGCTGGACGCTGATGCGATGCTCCCCCCGCTGCAGGCCGTGGCCGAAGCCGTCTGATCGAATTTCCTGTAGGTGGATTTCCCCCGGCTTCGGCCGGGGCTTTTTTTCAGAGGACCCTATGAAGACCCTAGACATCCTAATCCAGAAGTACAACAGCCCCTTCATCGACATGGAGACGCTGCAGCGCGACGTGTTCTCGCACCTATCACTCGACACCGTGATGCGCCGGGCGCGGGACCAGGCGTTGGGCCTGCCGGTGACCCGGGCTGACCGTTCGCAGAAGTCCGCGCTGTCGGTCCACGTGGAGGACCTGGCGGAATACCTGGACGGGCGGCGGCTGGTGGCCCAGACTGAATTCAAGGCCCTGAACTGAAGAGTCAGAAGTGTCTTGCTACTTTTTCACTACCGGCGGGCTGCAACGGCCTGCCGGCGCCATGTCGGTCCAGTCCATCATCGGGGCAACCGAGATGCGGCGGGGGCTTGAATTCATGGAGATGACAACTTCTGCGCGGGGCGACGTCCTGCCCCTTGAACACTAGTTTGACGCCTGGCTTTGTGCTGGACGCGGCAGACTTGCCTGCAACCGGCATTGGATATGCGAGAAAGGTCGACAGTATAGGCCACAGTGCAACGTTCTGCCGTGCCCCACGCTGACTCACCCCGCTGGCGACCTCCCCAAGCGGTTGTACTCGGGCGTGACAAAGAGCACCGCGTCGGCTCGGCGGGGCGAACCGTTATCCTGCGCCGCGGATCGCGCGGCGAGCATTGCCCGGTCCAGCCGCCACCCTACCCGAGCCGCGGAGCCTGCGCAGGCGTGCCCCTAGGCGCTTGCACCGAGGTTCGCGAGCGGATGATCTTCCGGCCGCCAGGGACTGTCAAAAAACGACTGCAGCTTTTCCCGGCTGACCTCGTCCGGCCGCGCTTGCTGCCAGCGCGGCTTGTGGTCCTTGTCGATGGCCAGTGCGCGGATGCCCTCCACGCCATCGCCCTGCCGGAACACATGGTGCATCATCACCAGCTCCATGCGCAGTTCATCTTCCAGCGACATACTGCGCGCACGGCGAATCTGCTCCAGCGTCACTTGCAGCATCAGCGGCGAGCGGCTGCGCAACATGGCTGCCGTCCGCGCAGCCCAGTCGCCGGCCTCGTCACTGACAGCCGCCAGGATGTCCTGCACGGTGCCGCCGGCGAAAAGCCGGTCGATTTCCCCCGAGAGCGCGGCAAGCTGGCTTTGCGCGGGCGCGCAATCATCGGCATGCCGCGCGGTGAATTGACCGATGTGGGCCAGCACCGCCTCGCCGTTGTCAAACGGCTGCACACGCAGCGAGGCAACCAGTTCGGCCAGCGCATTGCAAGGCAGGTAGGCATCGGCAAGGCCGGCGAAGCGCGCATCGGCCGCGTCGATGGCTGCCCCGGTCAGGCCGAGGTATTCTCCCAGCCGGCCTGGCGTGCGTGACAGGAACCAGCCTCCCCCCACATCCGGAAACAGTCCGATGTTGGTTTCCGGCATTGCCATCTTGGTCCGGTCAGTGACGATGCGCAGGCGCGCCCCCTGCGAGATGCCCATTCCGCCCCCCATCACCACGCCGTCCATCAGCGCAATGTAGGGCTTTGCATAGCGATGGATCAGGAAGTTCAGCGCGTATTCTTCGGCAAAGAACTGGTCAAGCAGCGGATCGCCCTCAAGCGCGGCCTTGTGGAAGAAACGAATGTCGCCGCCGGCGCAGAAGGCCTTGCCGCCTGCCCCAGCCACCACCACGGCAACCACCTCGGACGCTGCGGCCCAGGCTTCGAGTGTCCTTGTGATGGCACGGATCATGTCCAGCGAGAGCGCGTTCAGCGCCTGTGGACGGGTCAGTGTCAGGTAACCGACGCCACCATGGACTTCTGTAGTGACGAAGTCAGTCAT